TGGATTGACCACTGCATCAACGCTAAGCGCTTTGAGAAGTATATAGCTATTAAGGGAACCAAATAATTCATTTTAATCATTCAAACAACTATGCAAAACGAAATTACGATTGACGTCGCAGGGTTCCGCAAGGTCCTCGACATGGTGAAGGGCTGTGTGCCTTCAAAACCCAATTTACCAATTTTGAGCGATGTTAAGCTCGATTGGAACAAGCAACAGAACACGTTCACGCTGTCGGCCACCAACACCGACCAGCACATCCAGGTGGAGTGTGCCGAGCGCACGAAGACCGACGACGGCACGAAGGTGGAAGCGTGCGTACACATGCTGAAAGAAGACCCGAAGGAGGGCTGGCGCCCCGTATGCCTGCCCTTTGCCGCGCTGCAGGAGGCGTTTAAGCTGCTGCCCGCCGCCCGTCGCTGCATGGTGACGCTCACGGAGAAACAGGACGGCACGGTGCGTCAGATGCTCATCGACTATCAGGACGGCAAGCTGTCATTGCCCTTCGAGCCCGCCGACGAGTTCCCCGAGCCGCCCGCCGTGGCACAGGACGGTACCGAGGAGCACCAGTGCCGCTTCCAGATGGCCGCTCAGGAACTGATACCCGTGATGCGCCGCGCCAAGACCTGCACCGCCGACGACGAGTTGCGCCCCGTGATGAACTCCGTCTGTCTGGACTGCTTCATCGACAAGATGATTGTCGTGGCTACAAATGGCCATGTTATGATGAAGTACGGTTTAGAGACCCCTGGCTACATGCAGCAGGTGGGCTTCCCCGTCACCGAGAGCACCCGTCTGCTCATTCCCAAGCAGGCCATGCCCAGCGTGGTGGCAGCCTTCTCGCAGGCCGACCGTCTGACCGTCAATGCCGACACTCAGCGCATAGAGATGCTGGCCGACGGCTGCCGACTGGTGACGCGCTGCATCGAGGGCCGCTATCCTAACTATGAGAGCGTCATCCCCAAGGACAACCCCTATAAGGTGCAGATGTCGCGTGAGAGTTTGAAGATGGCGCTGCGCCGCATCCAGTTGTCGGCCAACTCGTCGTCGAACATGGCCACCTTCCGAGCCGATGCCGGAGCCTTCGTCATCTCTGCCGAGGACTACGACTTCAGCCGCGAGGGCAGCGAGCGTGTACCCATCCAGCAGACCGATGCCTTCCTGCCCGCAGACTTCAAAATTGGCATCAAGATCAGCACCACCCTCGACTTGCTCGACCTGCTCGACGAGGACAACATCTGCCTCTACTTCTCCGACCCCAGCCGTGCCTTCCTGCTGAAGAACGAGAGCCCGAAGTTGCAGAACGTCACCCTGCTGCAGATGCCGATGCTGGTGAATGAATAAACCACGTGTCGGGCTGCGGTGTGGGAGTACGTGGTGCCCAGGGATTCTTTTCAGCCCTGCCAGCGTCGCAGCCCTTTTTATAAATGAGCAATGAAACGAGACAAGATTTACATTTCAGGCCCCGTGAGTTCTATCGGGTTAGACGAAGCACGGCGGCGGTTTGGCAAAGCGGAAGCCGACTTGCAGAAACAAGGTTATCGCACTTGTAGTCCGATAAAGATGCGGTTCCCTGTGTGGCTGGCCTTGCACTGCGGGCGGTTCGGTTATGTCACCTGCCTGCTGCTGCAACTGCTGTGGATGTGGTGGACGTGCAGCTGCATCTATCTGCTGACCGACTGGCACACCAGCGACGGGGCCCGACTGGAGCGATCTTTCGCCCGTTGCCTCGGTCTGACCGCCCTCTATGAGCGTCAGCGCAAGCCATCGCCCGTCAGCAAGACCGCCGAAGCCTTTGCCGAACTGGGCAAGGCCGTCGCCGCCTGCGGAGTGAATGATAAGACTATCAAACCGAAAAGTAAGAAACATAAAAAGGATTAAGTGATTATGGGAAAACAAGGACAGAAAAAGGAAACCGACTTTGGCGCAGTCAATAGTTGGTTGGAAGAGAATGTATTGCCGATGTTGATGGAAAAGTGCGCAAGCCCGCTGGAGGCCATCTACCTGCTGACATCGTTCACGAAGAACGCCGCGCTGACCATCGGAGTGGCCGCAGGACAACCGCCCAAGAGGGTGATAGCTGCCTGCAAGGACATCTTCGACAAGAAGGACTATAACGAGGAAGCCCTGACGATGATGGCGGCACTGATGGCTGAGAAGATTGAGAAGAACGGCGGCGTGGCCGACCTCTCCGACGCTATTGACTCAGTTGAAGAGATTACACGCAAGTTGAACGAACAGAACTAAGGCGATATGACTGAACTACCAAAGTACACTGTGCCGACGTATGACCCTCTGGGGCTGGCGGTGAACGAGCGGACGGACTTCACGCGGCGCATCCCTGCGCTGCCGGAGAAGCAGCTGGCGAGGGACGCGAAGATCGTGGGGCAGATCATCCGAGCTCGCGAGACGGGCGACAACGAGGCGGTGCTCGACATCTTCCGCCGCAAGGCCCGTCTGCTGTCGAACCCGCGCTACTGGGAGGTGATGCGCACGGTGTGGGTGGCGGTTGGCAGCACCGAGACCGCCCCGCTGTTCCGCACGCTGATGCAGTCGAGCCGCCCCTGCCGCTCGTGGTTTATGACCCCCGAGGATGCCGCCGCGCTGGAGGCGATGCCGTTCCCGCTGACCGTCTGGCGGGCCTACGACGGCGACCCCGACCCCGGCATTTCGTGGACGCTCGACGAGCAGTGGTGTCGCGGCTATGCCCGCTCGAAAGGCCGCCGCGTGAAGCAGATGCAGGTGAGCCGCGACCAGGTGTTCGCTTACGTCAGCCGACGCGGCGAGGAGGAAGTGATTGTATTGTAGTTTTTACGAACACGTAATCGCTTTAGCGCTTTCACAAAGCGACAGCGACTGAAAGAATTTCACGAATTGACACGAATTATGAAGATAACAAGACAATGGGCGATGCCCTCGATGCACACGTTCACGATTGAACCGATACGGCAGCTGATATGCCGATACGTCAAGGACGGCAAGGGATGGATAGACCCCTTCGCTGGCGAGAACTCTCCAGCAGAGATAACCAACGACCTCAATCCCGAGAAGCCTGCCAAGTACCACATGCACGCTCTCGACTTTGCCAAGATGCTCGACGGGCAATATGACGGATGTCTGTTCGACCCTCCGTATTCGCTTACGCAGGTCAAGGAGTGCTATCAGAGCATCGGCTGCGAGGACTTTATGTCGCAAGACGCAAGCCATTTCCCCTACGACATCAAGCGTGAGATAGCAAAGCGCATCAAGCCAAACGGCATTGTCATTTGTTGCGGTTGGAACTCTGGCGGCTTCGGCAAGAAGTTAGGCTTTGAGATGGAGGAGATTTTGCTCGTTCCTCATGGCCGTACCCACAACGACACCATTGTCACCGTCGAGCGCAAGGTGCCGACATTATTTGACTAATTCGTGTAATTCGTGTAATTCGTGTTGAAAAGAACAATTAACCGCCGCAAGGCATAGTATTAACAATCAAAATTCAGACGACAATGCAAAACTTTGATGAATTGGCTGAGGGGTATCTCGGCCTGGTGGAGAAACAGAAAGAGAGTGAGGGCAAGGCCGTGGACAGCTTTACCCGTGGCGACATGGAGACGTGCTACGTCAGCGGGGCGCAGTCGATGGAGCAGTTGCAGGAGGGCTGCGAGGGCACCTTCGGGCAGGCCGTCGGCTCGCTGAAGCACGGCTTCCTGGTGCGCCGCAAGGGGTGGAACGGCAAGGGAATGTTCCTCTTCCTGCGTCCGTGGGACTCGCTGAACGACGGGTTTATCATTGACACGGTGAAGTCGCTGCCTTACAACTTCAAGGAGTGGATCAAGGCGCACCCCAACGCCGAGGGCGAGCGGTTCTTCACCCAGTACATCTGCATGAAGGCGGCTGACGGCTCGATAGTGAACGGCTGGCTGGCCTCGCAGACGGACATGCTCTCCGAGGACTGGGTGCTGGTGGACCCCAACGAGTAAGCCCGCACCGCCACCGACCCCGCAGGGCTGTCACGGCCTTGCGGGGATTGGAAAGCGGACCACGAATTTCACTAATTGACACGAATTATTAAAAGGAACTATGAGCAGAGAACAACTAATTGAAAGCATGGTGGCGGCAGTCATGGAAGATTTCGACTTTGACCGCGTACACCGAATTATGGTCAATCTTGACTGGAAGTGGGACATTGGCGATGGCGAAATGACCATACCAAGCATCTATCGCATTATGAAGAAAGCCGAAGGGCTGCTTACCAGTGCCGCAAGTCATTACGGCGAAAACGAAAACTATTCATGTGGCAGCGGCGGGTTTATGGCATATCTCGACGGAACAACACTCACGCTTCAGTTCGTACTGACCGAGACAACATCGTATGCCGATGATTTCATTAAAATAGATTAAGGAGGACTGACCCATGAAGAAAAGCCTCGGAGAGATAATGAGCGACCCTCGGATATGGGAGATGTCGGAGGAAGAGAAGCAGCGCGGTCGCCAGCGAATCATGGAGATTGCAAAGCGTGAGATGGAGTCGGGTATGCTGACCTACAAGGACGAAGAGCCTGTAATGGTTCATGCGCCGAGAGTGGAAATGATGCCGTCGCCACGTCGCGGACTCGTCGGATGGGTCAAGGACAGGATTTTCGGTGTGCAGATGAAACCGCAGGCCGTGATGGTGCTCGACAGACATTCACAGGAGTTGCTGAAGGAGTATATGAAGAACCCGGAACCGCTCAACAATGCAGTGGCGGCATGCGCTGTGTCGGCTGAGGACATCAAGGAGGCGACCGACCGGGTAATCACCCTCGCCCGTGGCCACCATATCCTCAATGCCGATGGCACCATCACCGACGTAAGCGACAATCCGAAGTATAAATGTAAAAAGTAAGGCAATATGACAGACTACACAATTCCGATGATTATCGGCATGACACTGGCCTTCACACTTGGCGCAGGACTGGGCGGGCTGTGGGGGCTGAGCCGGCACGAATGGCTCTACTGCCGCGTGACGGCACATCTGACGTGGAGGATGCGGGAGGCGATGAAGTCGCTCGGCATCCAGGAGTGGCAAATCGACAAGGCGCTGGAGTATATGGGGTCGGCGATCATACCGCCGCACGTCCCGATGCCGGAACCGCCGGTCAAGGCTGCGAGTGAGCGAGAGCAATGCCAAACGTGTTTGAGCATTGCCGAGCGTGAGCAGGCTCGACCGCAGGTCAAGCCGGAGCGCGACTTCGACAGGGAGCCGTACACGATGGACGAGGTGGTGCGCCGACTGTCACCGCACGGCGACCGGGCTGGCGAGTGGTACTGCACCAGCCGACAGCGCAAGATAGCATGGCGCATCGACATGGTGGACGCAGAGGGCCTGATAGTCCGCAAGCTGGTTCACGACATGCGGGAGCACACCATCAGCAAGGCTCCCGAAACCTACAAGCCCGAGACCGTGGAGCAACTGGCAAAGAAGATTATTGATTACAATTTCCGCTTCCTCGACGACTTCGACTTCAAGGAGTGGGACTGACTTTTTCAGACGGCTGATGTCTGATGGCTGATGGCTGACCACGGATAAGGTTTTTACGACCACGAATTAAACGAATTATTCATAAATTTAAATTTTGGCGATATGATTAAGGAAAACATGTTTTACACAGACCCGACAATCAAGGATTATCGGGAAATGGATATTCGGGAGATTATCCGCGAGTATCTTCTGACGAAAGGTACATGGACACGGCACATCTACAAGAGCGAGCCGCCCAAGCCTACTCACAAGGTGGTACACCCCAAAGACCTCGTGTCATCGGGACTGTTTGTGTACGGGTTGAAGGACAACCCGACGAACAAACGGGCTGTCGAATACTACTGCGAGCGATGGGCACACATCCATCAGATAATCGACGAGCACGGTGTCATTCAGATTCCCGCTGACCTATGGGAAGAGTGCGACGAGTACAACCGTGTGCATACTAATGGCAACGACCGCAAAATAATGGAGGATTGATTATGGCATTCAGACGAGACTACGAAATCACGATTAAGGCAGACATGAGTGACATGCCTTATTGGACGTGTTTACGGAAAGGCGAGCGGACGAGCAATCTGACACTCGAAGACTACAAGGCATTGCTTGAAATGGTGGATGACGTGAGCAAGCGGATTTACAACCACATCAAGCGATTGCAGGAAATTGAAAATAGCGACTGACCTATGGCACAGATTGACAAGATTAAGGCGATGATTCGCGGGATGATGGCTCAGGAGATGGAGAACTTCAAGGAGGCCGTCAGCAACGGCGAGGCAGACGAAACGGCTTCGCCAGTGGTCTATACGATGCTGCAGGTGCTGTTGGCAAAGATAGAAGCGATGCCGAAGGTGTGGCACGACTACAAAGACCCAGCACCAGCACGCCATGCACAAATTTTACTAAAGGACATCACGGGCGAAGTCACGCTTTGTCACGGGGGAACTTACGATTTGATGCCAGGTGATGTCTGGGCTTACGTGGAAGACTTGGTGCCAAACAAGAAGGAGGACTAATCAAATGAACTGGTTTAATCAAATATTCAAAAAGAGAAAAAGTATGGAGACAACGACAGTTTACGTTCCGAGAAGACGGAAGGTGATGGACGAAAGGTTCACGAACGAAGAGCTGCTGGCAATGATGCCGGAGCATAAGCGGGTTGACCGCGAGTACATGAAGGGCGCTATCGACTTCATTATGGAGAAGATGCCGTGTTATCAGGACATCGACGGCTACATCAAGCAGTGTTGCAGCGAGACGTTTCCGCGTCCGACGAATGAGCAGTACCGCAGCCGCGACGAATACTGCGAGGAATACCGCAAGTATTTCTACGGGGACGACTACTACAAGTTCAGCAATGCCGTGCAGTCGGAGTTCCTGCATCGCAAGGGCACTCGCCGCAGCTATGAGGAAGCCTGTCAGATAGCCGCCGACAAGTGGGTGGAAATGATATTCGGCACGCATATCCAGGACAATGGCGACCGAACGGGCGGCAGCGAGATGGCTATGATGCTCGGCACCATCATCAAAGACGAAGCGCAGAAGCGTTGCAAGCAGGAAGTGCCGGAGAAGGCGCGTGAGCTGCTGAAGAAGTTCTACCTCGGCGGCTGTATGTGCAAGGGCAGTTACGGCGACTTCTCCTGTGCGCCATATAGCGACTACGGTCCCAACACGCCGTTGTACGACATCTTGGTCGAAGCGGGAGTTGACGGAAACGACGCTGGCAAGATTACGCCGTGGAAGACGGGCATTGAGATTGACGAGAACGACAATGCCGTGATGCTGCAAGGATATCAGACGTTGGAGTATATCTAATCCGTGGTCAAAAAAAATAATTAGTGATTAAAAACAAAGGCGAATATGACAGACTACACAATTCCGATGATTATCGGCATGACATTGGCCTTCGCGCTTGGCGCAGCATTCGGAGCGCTGTGGGGGCTGAGCCGGCACGAATGGCTCTACTGCCGCGTGACGGCACATCTGACGTGGAGGATGCGGGAGGCGATGAAGTCGCTCGGCATCCAGGAGTGGCAAATCGACAAGGCGCTGGAGTATATAGGGTCGGCGATCATACCGCCGCACGTCCCGATGCCGGAACCGCAGGTCAAGGCTGCGATTAAGCGAGAGCAATGTGATGCTCGCATCGACATTGCCGAGCGTGAGCAGGCTCGACCGCAGGTCAAGCCGAGGCGCGACTTCGACCGCGAGCCGTACACCGTGGACGAGGTGGTGCGCCGACTGTCACCGCACGGCGACCGGGCAGGCGAGTGGTACTGCACCAGCCGGCAGCGCAGGATAGCATGGCGCATCGACATGGTGGACGCAGAGGGCCTGATAGTCCGCAAGCTGGTTCACGACATGCGGGAGCACACCATCAGCAAGGCTCCCGAAATCTACAAGCCCGAGACCGTGGAGCAACTGGCAAGGAAGATTATTGATTACAATTTCCGCTTCCTCGATGACTTCGACTTCAAGGAGTGGGAGTAAAAGCAAGGCGATATGAAACAAATGACAAGACGAGAGGCCATCGAGGCCATCAAGGGAATGTTTGAGACGAATACAGGTCAGGAGGACAATGTATCACGGCTCATTGAGAACGATAACGACACTGCTACATTCATGCTCGACAAGCGCAAGTACGAACGCGGTGAGATTATCGGAAAACTAAGCGAGTTGTTCGAGGGTGTGAACATCACGGACGGGCTTTGCCGCATTGACGGCATTACGTTCGTGTTTACGACGGTAAAGATTGAGGAACGACCAAAGCAAGGTAATAGTTGAACACGAATTTCACGAATTGAACGAATTATGACAATAGGACTGATAGACGTTGACGGGCATAACTTCCCGAACATTGCGCTGATGCGACTGGCTTCATGGCACAGGCAGCAGGGCGACGAGGTGGAGTGGGCGATGCCGATGTTCGGGCAGTACGACCGCATCTACGCATCGAAGATTTTCACGTTCACGCCCGACTTCAACCCTGCGGAATACACCGCCAAGGAGATAGTGCGCGGCGGCACGGGCTACGACATCAAGAGCCGACTGCCCGAACAGGCCGAGAAGATTGTGCCCGACTACTCGCTCTATCCGTACATCGACAGCAAGACCGCTTACGGCTTCCTCACAAGGGGTTGCATCCGCAAATGTCCTTGGTGCATCGTGCCGAAGAAGGAGGGCAGCGTCTATCCCTATCAAGACGTAGAGGATATTGCCGTTGACGGACGTTCACGGCTCATACTGATGGATAATAACATCCTTGCCCTGCGCGACTATGCCGAAGAGCAGTTTGCAAAAATCATCAAGAACGGCTACCGTGTCGATTTCAACCAAGGTCTTGACGCAAGACTGGTGGACGATGATATGGCGAAGACGCTGGCATCTATGAAATGGATAAAGGCAATCCGCTTTGGCTGTGACACTCCAAGGCAGGTCGAGGAATGTGACGTCGTGATAGACAAGCTGCGCACCTACGGCTTCAAGGACGAGGTGTTGCTCTATACGATGATATACGGCGACATCAACGAATGCTTTGAGCGCATCAACCATTGGCGCGACCCCAAGTATCGGACGTTGGTAGTCTGTCAGGCTCAACCTCAGTTAGACTTCACAACCACTAAGCAGAACATTCCGCAGTGGCAAAAGGATATGGCGCATTGGGCAAACAAGCGTTGGCTCTACTTTGCCGACGATTTCCATAATTTCAGTCCTCGCAAGGGCTTCCGATGCAGGGAATACTTTAATTCGTGAAATTCTTTCAGTCGCTGTCGCTTTCTTGCCTTGCAAGCGTCACCCTGTCGGGATGCCGAGCGGTGAAAGCGCTAAAGCGATTACGTGCAATTCGTGGTTTGTCCCAAAACTCCCGACGCGATTTCGTAACTTAGCACCTGCAAACAATGTCCGCAAGGACTCGGGCGAAATTCGTAAATTTGCTGCTGTCGCAGCGACCCTGCTCACGCTTGGCTGTACTGATGCAAGCATCGTACCGCTCTCGCTCAATCGCAGCGTTGCCAGTCGCTATCGGAAAGGCCCCGAAAAGGGCGGCTAATAATTGGGGGGTAGGGCCGACTAATAATCGGGCTGCCATGCCGACTAATAATCGGCCCCGAAATGGCACTTTTTAGAGATATCAGATATTGTAACGCCGGCAACACCAACAACAAGTCCCCTGCTTAGCCGGTACGCGGGGGCAAGCGAAGATGCCAATCAGTTATAAGGCACAACTCAATCTCGGCAACGAGGCACTCGGAACCGAGAAGTCCGTCACCGCCAACGAGGAGACAAAGACCTGCGAACTGCGCCACCTGGCACAGGAAATCCACCACCAGAACCAGCTCATCCCCGAGGACGTGGCTGCAGCGGTGCTGGGCTACTTCTGCAAGGCGGCAGTGATGAAGATGACGGAGGGATTCGCCGTGCAGCTCAGCAGCGACGGCAAGGTGGCTCTGCGACTCATCCCCGACATCCACATCAAGGGCGGTAGTATCAACCTCGCCCGCGCCAAGGAGCTCGACCCCACCGTCACCGAGCTGACGGAGGAGAACGCCGGCGACCTTATCGACAAGGCTGGCGGCGTGACGCTGAAGGTGCGAGCCATCGCACAGCAGCCGTTCACCGACCTGCTCAACGACCAGAAGCCCCGTGTGGAGCGCTCGGGCGTAGTCACAGCGGCCTACGTGGCCAAGAAGGACGGCACCGGCGACTCCGGCGAGGGCGGTAACGGCGGCTCCCAGCAGGGGGATGACGATTTGGAGGGCTGATGCCCGGTTAATGGTGAAGGGTTAGCGATGCTCACCCTTCTCCCGCTCGGCAGACTGAAAGCGAGCTTTCGTCTGCACTCACTTAATCGAAGGGTTCACGGTTTCTGGTTACGAGCCGTAGCCGTGGACCCTTTTCAAAAAGTTAGGCGATATAAACAAATAATGGCGATATGGAAGTAAAAGAACTACAAGCAAGGATTGAGGTCAGGCAGGAGCGCAAGAAGGCACTCGAACATGCCGAGTATATGTACGACCTGCTGACGAAGGCCATCGAGGAATATGGCGACGAGGTGAAACTGCAATACATCTCGTTCACCTCTCCAGTCGAGAACATTAGTTTTGGCATGACGCAGATGCCGCCGCTGCCTGTAAAGACGTTGGCCAAACACATCGGCGCAAGCATCAAGAAGATGAAGCAGGTACTGCGAGACTGGGACAACGAACTGAAAGGCATTGTGGAATTTGACGATTAGGCGATATGAAAGCAAAAGATTGGATTAAGAAATTGCAAGCACTGCCCGAGGAGGCAGAAGTGAACATGTGGCTGTTAGACACGCCCGAAGACGTAGTGAACATCGCAAAAGGCATCCTGGCAATGGATGCCGGCGAGGGTGAGAAGATGCACTGCGGCTTGGAGATGTACGTGCAGGACTTCAACATCAACTTCCTTTCCGACGATGAAAGCGAACAGGAGGCCAACATCATCCTGCAGCCAGCCATGCGCTACGGCATGGAGGACGAATGGAAAGAGGGCTTCGACCTGCACTACCAGCGCAAGGAAGAACCCGAGGAAACGGAAGAGTAGTAGGGCGATATGGATATAAAAGGAAAAGTACATTGTTTCTTCGAGCAGTCGGGGACGTTCAAGCGAGAGTTCATCAAGCTGGGCATCCCTGCCGAGGACTACGACATTCAGAACAACTTCGGAGAGACCGACCACACCGACGACCTCTTTGCGGAGATTGAAAAGGCATACGACGGACAGCCGAGCATCTTCGACAACATCAGCAAAGACGACCTCATTATGGCTTTCTTTCCGTGCATCTATTTCTGCGCTGCCAGTCAGATGCAGTTCTCGTTTGGCGAACGCAACTACCGCAACCTGTCGCCAATGCAGAAAGCCGAGGTGGTGCTGCGACGTGCCGACAACCGCGAACGGTTCTACAGACTTTGCATCAAGCTCTATGCCGTGTGTCAGTCGAGAGGCATCCGTATGATTATGGAAAATCCTTGGTCGGAGCAAACCTATCTGAAGGCAAACTTTGTGGCCGCTCCGTCGCTCGTTGACAATGACCGCTCGCTGCGTGGCGACTACTTCAAGAAACCGACTGCCTATTGGTATGTGAACTGCGAACCGACCTACGGCAACAGCATTCAGAAGAACAACCAGACGAAAAGGCTGTGCTGGGAGCCGAAATCGAAGACGGCGGGCGTTTGCAGCGAACCCCGCTCACTCATCAGCCCCGACTACGCCCGCAACTTCATCTGCGACTTCATCATCGGCAAGAAACAAGCATTTACACAACCTACATTATTTGACTTATGAACGACAAGCAACTAATCTGCCCCTTCTGCGGTGGCAATCTGACGAACCAAGGCGAAGAACTCGCATCGAACGTGAAAATGGAATATCAAGGCGATACGACGGCAAAGGTGCGCTATCTCATCTGCGACAAATGCCATCGTGACTTTGAGGTGTACGACCCGAAATCCGTGAAATCCGTGTAATCCGTGGTCAGAATACGGCAATGATTACACTCGGCTACACATCGCAAGCGACACCAAAGGAGTGTGAGGACGGCAGGCTGCTGCATCCCGTCAACGTATGCCGTGGCGGTGTGAGCTGCACGCTCAACACGCGGTACTTCGACATGGCACTGCCCAAGGACATCCTCTCGCTGGCGCACTTCCCAAAGACCGTGGTGCTGATAGAATACGGCCAGCCGATAAAATTCTGACGAGTTATGGAGATACGGATGGCAATTATGCGCCGTGAGCGCACTGAGGAACTGAAGGCCAAGCGGCGCATCTACGGCGACCGTGGCGGTCACTTGCACTTCTCGGAGCACAAGTATGTGCCGCGACCCGACGGCATCTCGAATGCCATCACCACCTTCGACAAGGACAACTACGTGCTGGTCACTTACGGCCAGCCGATAAAATTCTGACGTGACAATGGAGAATCAGCGAGTGTGCCCGATACGTCGGGTAAGGACGGAAGAGGCGAAGGCAATACGCCGCAGGACGGGAACGAACCCGTTTCAGGCCAAGCGGTTCGAGGTGGCTCCCTATATGTATGCCCCCACCGTCACCTGCTCGCCAACGCTCGACAACCTCCTGCTCGTTCAATACGGCGAAACAATAAAATTCTAAGATATGGCAAATACAGGCGGCTATCGCATCAAGCAGATGATACGTGAGGGCAAGATAACTGGCCCGTACCTGTGGGTTGACGGCTACAACGGCACCACCAAGGCCGACGTGACCGGCACAATCATGCACGGCTACGACTTCCGCAACCACTGGTACATCACCGTCCCGCATACAAAAGACAGAACACCTAAAGACAATAACATTATGATCGTACAAATCAATCTCGACAAGCGCGAGGCACAGTGCTTCGACATCCGAAAGCTCACGCCCCGCGAGACCGGCAGGCTGATGGGCGTCCGCGAACCGCAGCTTGACGCTATGCAGGCCAGCGGACTCCGACCGTCGGCACTCTACAAGCTGTTCGGCAACTCAATCGTGGTCGATGTGCTCGCGGCCATCTACCGCCAGGTATGGTACAACGACCCCACCGAGCAGCGGTCGCAGCAACTGGAGCTGTTCCCCCAGCAGCCGTGGCAGTTGCAGCCGCCCCGCAAGGCAAGGCTCATTTCCCTTTGTTCGGGATACGAGTCACAGGCAATGGCCTTCGACGTGCTGCGCCGCTGGGCCGCGGAGCGCGGACTGCCCACGATGGACTGCGAGCTCGTGGCGTGGGCAGAGTTCGACCCCGAGTCGAAGGCACCCCTCGACCGACAGCCCGCCGTGGTGGCCCACAACGCCTGCTTCCCCGATGCCGCCGACCGCAACCTGGGCGACATGACCAAAATCGACTGGCAGGAAGTCATCAGGAAATATAATATAAAGGATAGGGAAATCGACCTGCTGACTTACAGTACTCCTTGTACGGACGTTTCACAGGCCGGTAAAAGAGCGGGTATCAAAAAAGGCAGCGGCACACGCTCCGCCGTGCTGTGGTACACCGAGGAAGCCATCCGCAGCCTGCGCCCCCGACTGCTGCTGCAGGAGAACGTCGCCGCACTCGTCAACCAGCAGAACGCCGCCGACTTCCGCCAGTGGCGCGACACCGTGCAGCGGCTCGGCTACCACTCGTCGTGGGTCGTGCTCAACGCCCGTGACATCGGCATCGACCCCGCCCTCGGACCCGTGCCCCAGAACCGCGACCGCCTCTTCATGCTCTCCTGGAGAGACGACCTCGGCCTGCCCGACCAGTTCCCCTGGCCCCAGCCCCAAGCCCTCACCCGCACCATCGCCGACGTGCTCGACCCCGACGTGCCCGACACCTTCTACCTTCGCCCCGAAAGCGTCATCTCCTTCCTCACCCGCAACGAGCAGGGCGACCGCTGCCTCTACCGCGTCACCGACCACCTGCCCACCCCCGACGAGGTAAGGCAGTGGGTGAGGGAGACGGAGGCCCACCGATAAAATTCTGACACATTATATTTATTCATTCACAAAACAAAAAATTAAGAATTATGGCAAACTTTTCAGGCACCATCAATCTACTTGGCTTCAAGGGAGCCAAAGTGTTCACCAACCTCGATGCACAACACCCCAGCCAGCTGTACGTCTGCATCCCCGTGGGCTGGAACGACATCCAGCTGTCGCAGGACGGCAAGTACGCCTCCGCCCGCGTCTTCATGGCCGAGACCAACGACAAGTTCCGACAAGCCTGCATACAGCGCAAGCAGCAGTCGGGCGACGACATGACCGGCTATATGCCACCCTCGCACCAGATGGAAGTGTCGTTCACCCAGGAGTTCCGCCAGCGGGCACTCGAAGCCGCCCGCAAGCGACTCCTGAGCGAGCACCCCGAATGGACGGGCGCCGACCTGGAAGACCCCGAGCGCAATACGGACTTGCGCAACGCCATGTACGACGCCGTGCGCTGCCGACTGGGAAGCATGTACTGCCACCAGCGCCAGTCCTCCGCCCCAGCCGCCGCAGCCCCCGCCGCCACCGCCGCCCAGGGCGCACAAGGCTGGACCCCGCAGCAAGGCCAGCCGTTCCCCGCACAGGAGGAAAACGACGATTTGCCGTTCTAAGTCGCCTGACGGCGAGTAATCGAGTTCTACTCGCTTCGCTCGTCGAAGAAATTGAACAAATTGATTCAAATTTATCAAATGAAAAGATAATTTGTTTAATTTGGGATAATTTGAATAATTTCTGCCCGCAAGGGCACTCCCGATTCCGAAAAGCAATGTCCGTCCACTTGGGCGGGCATTGTTTAATTTTGCATCTGTAAATCATTCGACACGAATAGATATGTTTGGACAGAAATCGACACGACAAATCGACCTGCATCTGCCTACGGGCTGGAACCGCTCCACCACGGAGGAGCTGGAGGCCATCGCCGCCGCCATCATCCAGGAGCAGCAGCGTGTAGATAGATACCACCCCTTCGACTGGAGCAGGGTGAAGCTGAACGTGGTATTAGCGGTGAACCATATCGAGGTGGTGAGCGACGCCGCACCGAGACTCGGCATCAGAGGCGGTTTTATTGGCGACGAGGAATATCTCGTGCGCCGCAGTAAGGATGAAGAGCCGTGGGGCATTACTATCGGACACCTGCTCGCACTGACGGAGCAGCTGGCATGGATAGACGACGAGAAGGCGAGCAAGACGATTTTCCAGTTCCCGTACCCGACGTTAGATGTAAGATGTAGGAAGGAAGATGGAAGAGTCATCTGTCATCTACAGGGACCGCCACCGTTGTTGGACGGCTACACCTGGCAGGAATACCGCTGGATGACCGACTGGATGCAGGCCTATATGCGCCATAGCAATGCCAAGAACGCGGAGGGAGTGGCGCAGGCACAGCGGGAGTTCCTGGCCGTGCTGTTTAAGCCCGCCGGAAAACCGACGGGAACAAGGGCTGCCGAGCACACATCAGCCACCAGCCATCTTACATCAGACATCTTCACGGACTTCTCGCCCGTGAAGTGGCAGGTCATCCTCTTCTGGTGGTCGTCGCTGATGTCGATGCTCGCCAAGAAGTTTCCCAAGGTCTTTAAATCGCAGCCCGTGGGCAAGGGCAAGCGCCGCCCGCAACAGCAGGACACGCCGTGGGACTTCTACAACCGCGTGACCGCCACGATACAGAAATACATCGGCGGTCTCTCGGAGCAGGACGTGAACAACGCCACGTATGGCACCATCCTGCAACAACTGGAGATGATGGCAGACGAGGCGGCGGAAATGGAGAAACTGAAGCGGAAGAAGTGAGAGGGCTGATGGCTGAAGGCTGATGGCTCTTACCTCTTAATTCTTAATTCTTAACTCTTAATTCTTAACTTTTAACTCAGAATCATGCACAGCCACTTAGACATACAAGTAAACGGCAAGAGCCTGGTCATTCCCGACGACTCCTCGTTGAGCGCTGAGGAAAAGAACCCGATGTTCAACGACGTGACCTTCTTTTCGTACCCCATGCAGATACCCGTCGAGGGCAACCGCGAGGTGCTGAAGAATATCGCCCACCGCGACAGCGACATGCGGGCTATGGACTTGGAGCACGCCGACGCCCGCATCTTTGCCGACGGTCTGCCGCTGAACCACGGTCAGGTCATCACGCAGGACGGCTCAGAGATCAAAGACTCCTTCGACTTCAACATCGACGCCCAACAGCAGTCGTTCTCTGAGCTGATAGGCGACCTGGAGTGCAGGGACGTCAAAGTGAAGGACCATATCGTGATTGGTGAGAAGATTGGCCGTATCACGTGCAGTGGCAGTGTAACGGCAATTACCCGATGGAAAGAGTACGACTTTAATGGTCAACTCTACAGGTCAGGTGACTCCCAAAACTTCAGTGCTCCATTTACCGACGTTACCATTGAGTCACCGCAGGCACTTGGTTTCTCGTTCCCTGGCAGAACACAAGGCTTTCCCGCAGCACAGAAGGATGCAGCCGGCAATATCAAGGTGACGGAAAGTTTTATCAACGTTACCGAACCATATCCTAACAAGCCTTATTGTAACAGCCGTGTAGCCTATGCCCATCCAGACCGAGTGGCTGATGGCACTGATAGCGACGGACAGACGATATGGAAGACAGAGGGTGTCGTTAAGGGCAACAACCACGGCTCTGACCCTCGCGACTACGGTCAGTATTGGGTGCTCGATGCCGACCGCCAGCAGAGCGGCATTTGTTTCTATATCATGTATTTCCTTGACTGTCTCTTTGAGCAGCTTGGCGTCATATTTATTAAGGACGACCTGCTGGCTATTGACGACTTCTCGCGCCTTTGTTTCTTTACCACCAAGTGCTGCTTCGACGAGGAAGACACCGACAAGGTACTGAATGGAGACCAGATTAACGAGTGGCTGGAGTCAAGAAATTGCGGTGGTAAACTGGAACTGCGTATCTATACTGGTCATACAAAGAACAACGATGAACAGTTCTTCAATGCACAAGAATGGCGAGAGTTGGAAGAGGACTACCCTGCTACTGGCAGCATCGACGAACAGTTTGCAGAGAGTAGAAACTACCTTACCGACTACAAGGTGTACTACAACCGCATGCTCAGTTCTACTTGTACTTACTCTGCCAAGGTCTATGACATGATAGCCAACAGCGACAACTTCCCCGATGCAGCTGTCAGTAGCGTCATCTCGTCGCTGGAGAACTCGTTCGGCATCCGTTTTCTCTACGACCCTGAGAAGAAGACTGTCACCGCCAGACTGATACGCAATATATATAAAGGAAAGACGGTGCATGAGTTCAAAGGCAAGGTGCTTACTGTTACGCCACTGAACGAGAAGATTACGGGCATCCGCATGATGTATAGTGCCGAGAGCGACAAGAAAGAACAGAAGAACAACGTGCGCTACGGTGTCAAGGACTACGACACCGACTACGACTATATCGAGTTCCCTGAGAACCGCACCATTACCAACCTGACCTATCAGCAGATGGTGACGCAGCAAGGACTTATCTCTACCACCAACCGCAATGTGTATATTGACCGCACCACGGGCGACGTTTATCGCATCAAGGTAAACTCCGAGGCTGAGGACTTGTCGTCACTGAAACCCGTGTTGTTCCGTGTAGGACAGTTCAAGGGTATCGAAGAAGGCGACTGCTCCGAGCGCAACAAGGACTACGTGCAAGAGTGGGTCAGCAACTTTCAGCCGTTAGTGCAGAACATTGTCAACGCTCAGGACTACAACTCTGACAAGACGGGTCAGGTGGCACCCCTCTTTGCTCCGTTCCTCGATGTAGAGATGGAACACGAGTTTCTGGAAAAGAAGATTAACGTCGTAGCCCACGACTTTGGCAAGGTTCCTTATATCTGGTCATTGCTCAGTTACGAGTGGCTTGGCTTCTATGAGGACTTGCAACTGATGCTGAGAGAGACGCTGACGCTGGCCGAGAACTACGACCCCACACAGACCGATGGCGGTAACTCGCCACTGCAGGATATCGACTGGGGTCTGACCATCGCCATTATGCGTGGTGGCGGCAACGATGCTGGACTCGAAATCTTTGACACCAACTACGACGGCTTTGGCAACGACAAGTGGCGCCAAACTGTTGGCACCTATGCCTTCAGCAGCGACTCTGTAACCCCCAAGGGCGAGCTGTTCGACTACAATGGTCAAGATCCTGGATTGGGTGGCATCCACTTTTCATTGCTTATCCGTGCATGGGTGTGGCCCGAGTGGTCTGACGCACCTATCGTCGTCAGTGACGCAGAGATTAAAGACCGTGGACTGTACGACACCTTCCTGCGTGAACACGCATACTTCCTGCTGCATCGCAAGAAGTACAAGATAGAGGTACAGACCACCATTGCTCAGCTTCTCGACATCCGCAATCACTGGACAGACCGCTACTCTATCGACGGCAAGGTGGGCTGGATTAACGCCATCAAGTACAACATTGAGAAGGCGACGGGTGTCAACGAGGCCGAACTGGAGTTCTACGCACTTTGATATTCATCAGACGGGCATCAGTGGTAAAACCTAATGTCCGTCTGCTTTTTTCATTCGGTTGTAATTTTGCTTGCAGAAATAATCAAGCAGAATTATGGCAAAAGGAATAACGCTCATCAGTGGTTCGCCGCTTATTGGTAGTCCTATCGTCTATAGGGTGACACCAGCACCGTATGCGGCCAACCGCACGTTCCACCGCATCATTGTCCGCGTCTATGCTGGACTGGAGGGTGACGCAGACTACACTACCTTTGATTTCTCGACACCCGTAGAGACCAAGCCCAGCGTCCAGTCGTATGCCACGCAGCCAGCAGATTTCGACATTTCCAGCGCACTGCAGGCGGTGGCCGACAAGTACGAGTACGAGGCTACGCCGCCCACACGTTACCCGTATATTCAGTTCCGAGTAGAGGCGTGGGACGAGTGGATGATTGACGGCACCGTCTATCCTAAACAGGGCGTGGTGCAGTGGCCGTCACTGCCCGTCGGCCAGCAGCAGTTCTATGCCTACGCCTTCATAGGCGCTTGGACTGACCTGGAGCGCATGAAGGCCAGCGTCGATCAAGGCGGTGTGGAATACCTCGACACGTCAGTGATGTCGCGCAAGCCCAGCAGTGCCGAGGTGGTGTTCCTGGGTAATGCGTTCATCTATCCCGCACAGTTCAACCGCTCCATCGGCGACACCGACCACCTGTCGGGAGGCCAGTTCGTCAGCGGAGCACCCTCGGACGGACCGAAAAGCATCAGCTACACGCCACAGACCGAGGGTGACGACACTGTGGGCGGCCACTCGCTCTACGTCGTCCCGCAGCCCAACGACGCCTACCTGCTGCGCTTCATCAACGGCATGGGCTGCATGGAGTCGCTGCACGTGGAGAGCCTGGTAAAGCGCGAGGTGCCAATCCAGACCGACAAGCACACCGTGGCCCGTCAGGAAACATTGAAGAAGTTCTCGCGCTCGGTAGTCCGCAAGTCGAACGACCGCGAGACGTGGTACCTGACCAGCGGCCCGCTGGACCGCGAATGGGCATCGTGGTACGTCCACGAGTTCCTGATGTCCGAGCAGGTATGGATAGGGCTCAACTCTTCATTCTTAACTCTTAATTCTTCACTTCTCTGGCTTCCCTGCCACGTGGTGCCCGAAGATACTACCCTTCTGGAAGACCAGACCAAGGCGCAGCCCTACGAGGTGCAATTCAAGCTGGAAATGGACATCAATGGATCGCCGCTGTAATCTTATGTCCGCGCACTTTTTCGCGCCTGATATAATTTTGTAAGCAGAGAATAAATAACGAAACGATGACTATAGACTTCATAACACAGGAGAAAGACTATTGGGTAGCGTCAAATGCTATCAATATCACGCTGAACGCCCTTAGCGATCCGAATAGAATACAGTGTTCTGTTTCAAGTGGTGCGGTAGTCCGCTGCTTCTACGAGCACATTGACGAGGCAGATTCACTTGGATATACCGTTGCACACGACTACCATCAGTGGCCTATCAGTTCATCGCCTACTTATTTCAATAGTAATACTGAGAAGTATGTCTATATTGCTATACCTCGCAGTGCAGCCGTTGGCGTGCAGGCCATCGTGGTTTTTCCATCTGATAAGTTAGACATATATGGTCGCAAGGCGGTCAAAAGTACAGACCCTGAAACCGGCGAAGAAACAATAGTCTACGAACAGATAGGCTCGACGGATTATTTTTATGTCTGGCTGCAGGCAACAATTAGCGCACCATTGCTAATCGACGGCGTGTTGCAACGTATATGGACTACCCGAATCGCCACGGGAAAACTTGACACGCCGCAAGGCGATGCCGAACGCGAAACTGACAGTGAGTGGTATCTGTGGAGTATTGTAGGTGGATTTGTTACATTCTTGAAAGAAATCAGAATGTCTGCCGAGTCTTGGTTTGTAAATATTCGTCTTGGTGAGAACAAACACGAGTTGACGGGTGTTGCTACATCTGAGACTTTGGATGAATATATTGATAGTGATAAGTTAGTTGTAACGCCAAGTTATCTTAAAGATCGTTTCCTGCGTAAAGATAAGGATGATGCTACGCCCTTCTCGCTTGGTGTTGGTGAAAATCTCACCGTTGGCGAAAATCTTACCGTTGGCGAAGACCTTAACATTGGTGGAAACGTAGAGATTGCTGGTCAGGAGTGTGTTGACAGGATACAGTCACATAACTACTCTGGTGCAGGGTTGGCTGACACAGGATACCTTATTACTAACGATAACGGTAGCGGAAGCTCATTAGGTGTATTTGACTACCTCACTATCCGTAAGAAGATGATTGTGAACTCTCTGGAAATCAAAGAGACGCATTTCACGGCTGGTGATGTGGCACAGACCTTGGCATCTGCAGAGATAGCACGCACAGACTATTTCTATGTTGATGAGAACGGCAAGCGAGAGCTGTTAGGCTATTCCTCAGTCCTTGTGCCGTGGTCGCTGAGAAACCGCCTGTTAGCATTGGCAAAGGGTGACCTCAGAGGTATCTTCGGACATTACAAGAAGGTCCGCATGACTCTTACGGAGAATGAGCTGCTGCGCTGCAACCGTGTGCGCTGCTACTTCCTCGCCAAGGATGGCGACAAGAGCATCGAGAACTGGTTCAGACCAGGTGACCTTGCACGTTGTCAGACATGGAACGTATTAAAGACACAGCGTGAGACATTCATTCCCAACTTAGAGGAGCATGTAGGTAATGTCTATTGGTGGCGAGAGATACATGATGTCTCTTGGAATACTGGTGTCACCCGTTATGTCGCCAAAGATAATGAAGGACAGCCTATCGACCAGATAACGACAGATTCTCAGCAGGCTTACGAAAATGAGAACCATGTAAAGAGGCTGTATGATAATGGTATCTACCACACCGAAGACACGGAAGGCTATGATGACCATCAGCCTGTCACTATCGAGGGTAATACCTATCATTGGTTTGATGTAGAGTTCGATTATCTTGCTGAGCAGGCAGGAAGCACAGCAAGTGCCGATGCACATAGTGATATTCCTGCGGCAGGCGATAAGGTCGTGCAGTTCGGTAATGCTGTAGACCCAGACCGCATGAATGTCGTGCTCACAGAGGTCAACGGCTCTGGCAACCCCGATGCCCCTGCTATCAAGATGCTGCGTGGTGTCTATACCTTCGACCTTAACGAATGCTGGTGGGGCGGTGTGACGGAGAAGATTAAGATTTCCCCATCAACGGGTATCCGTCTGTTTGCCCCGATGTTTGAGTGGGGCACAGAGACAGGTCATGCCAAGCAGATAAATCCTCGCCCAGAGCATTACTGGATGGAGATAGCCTTGGAGCGTGATGACTGGACGAACCAGCATATCTCAGACATTGTAACATATTATCCTAACTACTCGGATGATATAGTAGATAATAATGGTCGTTTCCAAAGCCGCGGTGGTTTTGTTATTGAGAATGGTAAGAAACGCTATGGTAGTGCGTTGAATCCTATTCCAAAGAATTATGTCCGTAAGTGCCGTTACTATGACCAAGTATCGCATAATGGTAGCATGTGGCTAACCTCTTTCGAGGAGCACTGGTACTGGATAGACAGACAGGGGAATGCTGTAGACGGACAGACTGCAGGTGGCACTCATGTACGCTCTTATACCACCCAAGAGCCTACAACTGCCGCTAACGACTGGACGCTACAGGTAGATACAGGAGCATTCAAGAGCAGCGTGTTCTGTCGCAGCAACAGCATACCTGCCAGACCAAGTAATACAAAGACTGGAAGCTATAATACCTATGAGAATCCTATACCGCCAGTCGTCAGCGGTCAGCCGACATGGACGGACGGTATTCCTTCCGGTTCCTCAAAGGTATGGATGTCTACTGCATGGTTTGATGTTAACGGCATCATGGGTAGCTGGTCCGTTCCCCGTCAGCAGACAGACACAGAGACGCTGGATATTGAGTTCTCATTTAACAGCACATGCCCAGAAGCCCCAGAGGGTACTGCAGCGAACAAAGACACTGCTGCTATCAAGACGAAACGCCATAATCAAGGAGGTACTGGTAAGGGTTGGTATGATGCCAACGACACCCTCCCCTCTGGCTACACATGGAACGATATGAAGTGGCGTGCTGAGCGTAAGATAAAGAACGGCGTCTATTACGGCAGCTGGGCTATAACACGCATCAAGGGTGAGAATGCTGTACGTATCGACCTTACGAACGAGAACGACTCTATGCTGTATACGAGCGGAGGAAAACTTGTTTCAGGCAACGTGCTCTCTACCGCAAGGCTATTCGACGGCGCTACGGATGTCAGCACAAGTGCCGACTGGAAGATGACGGCGGTGGGTTGTACGATGTCAAGCGGCGACTCCCGTAATATCGAGGTGACGGGCATGACGGCAGCGACAGGCTATGTCAATGTACAAGCCGTATATACTGACAAGAACGGAACGGTATACACAAAGACTACTCGGCTGACACTGAAGAAACTCGTCGATGTAGACAAATATGACCTTGATATCACGCCCAACTCAATAGCGTATAATGCCACGAAAGACCAGCCGGCGACAAGTGTGCTGACCATCAAGGTATGGAAGATGACCGTTGACGGCAACAGAGTATTGTCAAACCCGCCGTCAGGCTATGGCGTGTATGTCAATAATGCCAAGCAGACGGCATCATCTACTGGAACATATTCTTACACTACTGACAATAGCGCCATCAGCAGTGTACAGGTCAAGATAGCAAAGGATGACGACCTCGATGCCATCCTTGACAGCGAGACAATCCCAGTCAATAAGGCAGAAGATGGTGCTCCTGGCACCTCTCCATATTTTGCAGACATAGACAACGAGATGGACTCTGTGGCCTGTGACAAGAACGGCAAGACACTGACGGCGTATGACACGACTATTGGTGTCAGCTTGTGGCATGGTTCTCATCCGCTGGATATTACCACGCTGACGACGGACAGCATCCAGGGATTTACCATCACTCCTGACAAGACCGCGAGGACAATTCGTATTCAAGTCGCCCAAGGCACGAGTATTGCCGAGGTTAATAAGATAGGGATTACCATCGCTGGAAGCGGTAGTGGTAATCTTCCACTGCATTTCGTGCTCAATGGAGTGCGCCAAGGTGAGAATGGCGAGCCTGCCGTACTCTACAGCCTTGTCCCCAGCGTGTCTTCTGTTGTCAAGAAGAAGGACGGCACATACTCCGTAGATAACGTTTCATGTACCCGTCAGAAGAATGTCGGAGGAACGATAACAAACAATACCACGGAGGGTGACATAACATACAAGCTGGACGGAGGCACTGAGAAGGCGTATACTAACAATACGAATATTGCCGTAACCAGTTTCACGAAGTCCATTCAGTTTATCTTCAAGGTTGACGGCAAGGTGGTAGATATCGAGACCATACCTATGGTTGCTGACGGTGTGGACGGCGTTACTCCGACTGTGGAGATTGTCGGTGGCTATTGGGTTATCAACGGACAGCCTACCGGTGTCAAGGCCGAGGGTACGGACGGAACGGGTGTTGAGATTAAGGGTACTGTTGCAAAACCAGCCAAACTGACTATAGACGTAGAGGCACGTAAGGGCTATGCTGTTCCTATGAATAACGATGGAACGGACGGACAGAAGGTGGAAGCTAAGCAAGGTGACTGCTATATCTGTGATTCAGACCGACACCTTTACATGTTTACTAAAACCCCATCTTTAGCTTGGAACGACCTTGGAGAGTTCAAGGGTGACCCAGGAGAAAGCAGTTATATGCATATAGCTTATGCTGATTATGTTGGTTTATCTAACGGTCAAGTGACATCAGTAACAGGCTTTACCGTTGTCAATGGTGGAAAGGAATACGATTGGTGGGGCTTCTGTACGAATAATGAAGAACAAGACCCAGGTGCAGGAGCATCTACTGATGCAGAGAAACTTGCCGCCGCCAAGAAATATAAGTGGAACTACATGAAGGGAAAAGATGGCAATGGTTATGAGCGCATCTATCTCTTCTGTAAGGATGGCTTCACTCCCGAAATCAACCAGTCCAGCGGCTCAGGTTCTCCGTCTGATGACGAGTTCCTGCCTAACGTCGGTAACTATACCGGCAACGAGTCGAAGTGCAGAACATCCCAGTGGACGGACGACCCGGAGGGTAACTTGTCTCCGACATGGCCCGTGCTGTGGTGGTCAGAGCGTAAGCTTGTCATCAACGACGCTACTGGTAAGGGCTCGTGGGGTTCTTTCTGTACTCCTACAGAGCATAATAGATTAACAGTAAGCATCAAGAGTGTTTCACGTACATTTGCTATCAGTAGCGTAGGAACAACAGCAAGTGAGACTACTGAGCCTACTCATGATGGTAATTGGACTACCAATAGCCCTGCTGTCACTGAGCAGTTCCCTTATCTGTGGGCTAAGGAGATTGTGACATTTACAGACAACTCATCAACTACAAAGTACTATTGTATAGGCACCCGTGGTGACAATGGTGTGGATGCAAAAGACTTTGAGTGGGTATATATCCGTACCCAGAATAATGTTGCTCCTACTATTAACACTGATGATGGAGATGCACAAAACCCATATAGGGATAGTAATGGAAAGACATACGTAAGTGATGACCACCTGCCACATGTTGTAGGTGGTGCAAAGATTGAGAATAATCACAACACTTACGAGTGTACTGATGACCCAAAGGGTGTAACAGAGGTATATCCGTTTGAGTGGGAGATAAAGCGTACCAAGGGAGCTGTGCTTTCGGATAATAGTCGTGCTTGGAACCCCTATTCTGGTACGATGAAGCTACATAACAACTATGCTTCAAGTAACGTACTTCTCGATATAGACAATGACAATGATGAGTTTGGTGCAGACAGTGAAAGCGAGGTTATTGATGAGCAGAGCCGCTCAACTACCGTATCAATGTATTACGGTAAAGACCCACAGACATTAAGGGCACTGTCGGCAGTCTTGAAATACAGTGATGATGACACTGCTGTTCCTTCTTCTGTCGCTGAGGTAACAAGTACATTAGCAACAGGTGTTGTGCAAGTAACCATCCATAGAGGCGTATTTGTGAAAAGTGGACTGTATGCCTTGATAACTGCAAGCTGTGACATGGCAGAGAACATGCAGATACGTTTCACTGTCACAAAGCTCCTTGGTGGTACAAAGGGTGAGACACCTATTATCTACCAACTCGACCTCACTCAGAAGACACTCTCCTATGGACGTGATGCTAGCAACAACCTCGTTGCTATCAGCAACTCTGTTACCGTAAGAGTGAAGCGTACAGAGGGTAATGACTCACAGATTAAGACATTGGCTGAGAGTGGAAAGACCTGTACGTGGGGATTTGACGGCACATACGACACAAATTCTGTTGACCCTGCAAATCCAACAATTACGGTTGCTGCAAATAATGTTGGTAATCACACCAAGGTTAGTATTGCTCTTAGCACAGGTGATAAGGAGAATGTGACTATCGTCAAGGATGGCGCTAATGGTGCATCTGGAGATACTATACGTACTGTAAGCATCTATCAGTGGAGCAAAACAACACCCACCAAGCCAAAATCTACAAGCATACCTCCTTCTGGGTGGAGTACGACGGATAGCGGTACGCATGCTGCCGATGCCCTGCTATGGATGTGCTGGGGAGAGGCTATCAATGGCGCTCTTACCTCTGACGGCTGGAGCGGCCCTGTACGCATGAGTGGTAAAGACGGTGATGCAGGTGCTGATGGTGAAACCTACGAGTATATCTATAAGCAGACCAATACGTTGAACGGCTATGGTCAGCACCCGAAGGATATCGACACTCCAGACCCTCGCAGTACAGGACAGAGCAAGACTGACGACGACTTCGTTCCCGATGGATGGACTGATAACCCACAGGGTGTCAGCACCTCGATGAAGTATGAGTACTGTGCCATCCGTGAGAAGAAAAGTACTGGCTGGTCTGATTTCCAAGACCCGTTCCCATGGTCTGTATATGGTGACAAGGGTCAGGATGGTGACGGTGTGCAGTATATCTTCAAGCAGTTCAGCACAGAGCTGAATGACGACCAGCGTACCGCCAACACGCCTACACGAGAAGGCCTTAGACCTAACGAGCATGGAGAGTGGATTCCTTCCGGATGGAGTGACGACCCCGTAGGCACGACATCGAGCATGCGTTACGAGTATGTGTCTTCCATCAAGCGTGTCGGTGGTACATGGGGGGATTTTGAGACCATCACGCTCTGGTCGAAGTATAGTGTAGACGGTAAGCGCGGCGATTTCAAGAGCCGTGTGTTTACACGTACGGATAGCGACATCAGCAATAAAAAACCAACTGGCGGAACGTACGACAGCCCGCTGCCAAGCCCAGCAACACAGGGTGGCGTGACGTGGAGTGATGGTATACCTTCTGGTACGGCAAAGATATGGACTAGTGTACGTACCTTCAAGGGTGACGGCACGGAAACCACATGGAGCCTCCCTGTATTGGAAGGTGACAGTGCAGACCTTGACGTAGAGTTCTCGCTGGTTGACAGTGACACGCCACCTACCGCCCCGAAAGGCAGTACCCCGCATGCAGACCATTCCAGCGAGGGATGGTATGACCCGTCACTGAACCAGACGCTGCCTGCTGGTAAGACATGGAGTGACATGATATGGCGTGCCGAGAGAAGAATCTCTGGTGCTTCCTATTCCGGCAACTGGGTAATCAGCCGTATCAAGGGCGAGCAGGGCGCCCCAGCAACCATAGAAATCACGGAGGACGGCTATTGGAAAATCAATGGCGATGTTCTTGACGTGAAAGCCGAGGGTAGCGACGGTACAGGTGTGAACATCAAGGGTACTGTCGCTGCCGTGACGGATATGACCGTGGAGAACGACATCGGCTATGTCAAGCCCGTTGGTGAGAGCAAGAAGGCTGCAGAGGACGGCGACAGCTATGTCTGCGAAGCCAACAGACACCTCTATATCTGGCTGGAAGCCCAGAAGCTATGGAAAGACCTCGGCGAGTTCAAGGGCGAGCCAGGCAAGAATAGCTATATGCATATCGCCTATGCTACCGGCAACCCGCTCAATGTCAACGCCGATACGGTCAACAGCATCGGCTTTACCGTCAACAATGCAGGTACGGAGTATGACTGGTGGGGATTCTGTACGGACAACAACGTCAATGACCCTGGCCGAAACTGGAGCGAGCTGACGAATGACCAGAAGGTAGAGGTGGTGAGCACCTATAAGTGGAACTACATGAAGGGTAAGGATGGCGATGGCGTGGAGTATATCTACCTGCTCACCAAGGAAGGCGTTGCGACACCGACCATTGATGCCACCGGCTACTCTGGAGACCATGGTGACCCCACGAAGGATGAGTTCTATCCGAGAGTAGCAAACTACAGCCCTACCACCATGCAGTCGAATACATGGTCTGACGACCCAGTAGACGGCGTAAGCAGGACATGGCCTCTCTTGTGGTGGGCAAAGCGTGAATACGACAACGGCGCATGGCAGGCCTTCAAGACCGCCAAGCTCCATGCCCGCTGGTCCGAGGACGGAGGCACACCAGAGAGTCGCTACCAGTGGAACCAGGATGCAAGCAATCCGCCAACCTATGATGCTAACCAGCAGAACCCAGGCAGCCTCTGGCTGACAGCCCCTGCCAACCGCCCAGGCAACGGCTATTACCTGTGGATGATTACCGCTATCAAGAGCGCAGCAGGTGTCTATGGTACATGGGGTAGTCCTGTACGTCTGACAGGTGATACAGGCTCTGCAGGCGAGGATGCCAAGGAGCGTGAGTGGGTATATAAGCGTCAGGACAGTAATCCAGGCACACCGCCAAGCAGCGGCAACGGCACTGTCAACGGTGTGACAAAAGCGTATAGCGACACTCTTGATGACTGGGTTCCCGCAGGATGGCAGGATAATCCCCTCGGTGTCACCAGCGAGAACAAGACGGAGTGGGCTTCGTGGCGTGACTTCAACAAGACTACGAAGAAATGGGGAGCGTTCAATGCTCCGTTCATCTGGTCGCACTATGGTGAACGCGGTATGGATGGCGACGGCGTTGAGTATGTTTTCATCAGAACCAATAGCGACACGGCTCCTACCATTACTAATAACAACAGCTATACAGAAGGTGGTAAGACCATCGACTATACGATGGATGAGTTCCGTCCGATGACTAGTACGGGTGAACGTGCTACTGACGACCCGACAGGCATAGATTCTGACCATAAGTATGAATGGGTGGCTATGCGTACCAAGGGTGCTCCTGTCAATGGCGTGCGCACCTGGAACCAGTATACCCTCGGCGCCATGGCACTGTGGGCCAAGTACGGCGACAAGGGTGCCCCTGCCGGCAATACTGCAACCGTCTACCTGTATAAGCGCAGTGCCAGCGCCATTGCCTCTGTCGGCATCAGCACGACGCTGTATTACAAGTTCTCTGCCAAGAAGCTCTATACCACGTCTGCATGTACCACCGAGGCTACCACACAGCTTAACGGCTGGAGCCTGACCATTCCTTCCGGTACGGACCAGATATATATCACCGCCGCCGTTGCATACAGCAACGACTCCGTTGATAGCAATATGGACGTTGACGACATTGGCAAGAACGAATGGGTGACACCTGCTGAGTTCAATGGTGCCGACGGTATTAACAGTGCAACGGTATTCCTCTACAAACGTAGCGCCTCTGTGCCTACGGGAGAGAATGCCTGTCCTTCACAGACTCTGTACTATAAGTTTGCCGATGGTGAGCTATATACATTAAGCGGTTCAACATATACAAAAGTCAATGAAGGTGATACCGTATTAAAAGGTTGGAAGTTAAAGCTGCCATCATCGGATGGTAACCCCTGTTATGTTATTCAAGCTGCCGCTCTTTCCACAGGTACTTACGATGCCATTGTTAAGACTACTACAGAGAACGATTGGAGCAGCGTGAGGAAACTCGTTGAGGATGGTGAGCCTGGCAAGAACTCAGTACGTATCGACCTTGATAATCAGGCCGACCTTGTAAGCCTTGACAGTGACGACAATGTTAGCTTTGCCCATGATGTCATCGTCAGGGCACGCATCTACGACGGTGCTACACCGGCAAAGCAGAACGTTGCACTCAGCGATACAAAGGAAAACCTGCGGACGGCATGGACTATCGGCACTTGTAAGCCAAGCGTATCAGATATCGACAGCAACGGTGTAATGACCGTAAAATGGGAGTTTACTGCGGGTATGGCCGTTGCTGCTACTTCTGTGACATTGTCGCTGAAGTATAACAATGTACCCTATACCGCTGTCTTCACACTGGGCACGACAAAATCACAGGCTATCTGGCAGGTGCTTCCCAATCCTTCGGAGGTGTCGTTCTCCAAGAGCAGTGCAAATACACTCGTGCCGTCCAGCATTACACTGAAATGCGGATACACGCGATATACTGGTAGTGGTACTGACAGCGTCAGTGAGGCAATTATTGACAGCGACGGACAGATTACCGTGTCAGGTGAAGGTACGGGTGTGTATATCTACTACCATTCCAAAACAGTCTCCAATAACACTGAGACATGGTCTGCATGGACGAAGTACACCGCTGCAGGCATATCTGTAGCCAATAGCACGACGGTCACTGATTATGAGTTCTGTATCACAGAAGGTGCGATGAACAACAATCAGACAAATATCATTGACCGTGAGTGTGTTCCCGTCGTCAAGGACGGTGTCAATGGTGGCAAAGGTCAGTCATCATTCAAGAGTACGGTATTCACACGCACCAATGAGACACCGATAAAACCCGACTCCGATTATGGTAGCTATGCAAGCCCCAATCCTCCCGAATCAGGTTCAGACAGATGGGTAGTAAAGAAATCAGGTGGTAGTGTTATCGGCAACACCTATTGGCATGATGGTATTCCATCGGGCGATGCTAAGCTATGGGCATCAACACGCATCTTTACATCCGACGGACAATCTCCGCAGCAGTCTACATGGACTACACCTAGTCAGATGACCGACACAGAAACCTATGATGTGGAGTTTGCCAAGAAACAGACCGATGATGCTACGCCTGTAGCTCCTAATGGTCATAACCAACATGGAGGTGACCAGGCACAGGTATGGTACGACCCGACACTTGATAGCACTCAGGATTTCACAAACATGTACTGGCGTGCTGAGCGTGAATGCAAAAACGGAGTATGGGGAAGTTGGGTGATTGTACGCATCAAGGGTGAGCAAGGTGACCCAGGCGGTAAGGCAACAAGAGTGACAAATTATTTCCTCGCACTTGGTGGTGATACACAGCCTGCTGTACCTGCTGTAAATACAGATGTTATCCCTCCGACATCAACCATTGGCGGTACAATAAGGCAATGGCAACCAGGAGCCGCAGACCCTGCATGGAGCGATACCAACAAGTATCTCTATGAGATAGACTACTATCAGCTTTCTGACGGAGGTTTCTACTGGAGTAATGCTTATTTCAAGGATGAGTGGGCAGCACAAGGCCCACAAGGCCCACAAGGTGATGATGCTGTGAATGTCTCGCTCTCTCCAGAGAATATCATTCTCGAACAAGACATCGAAACCAATGTACTTAGTTTGGCTAAAGCTTACACTGATGTGACCATTGATGAGGGTGGTTCTCCTAAGACCAACTTCACTATTACGAACATCACGGCTAGCAGGGTGGGTAACCAGCCTACGTGTGTTGCCTCTATTGACAGTATATCATACCCTCACCGTGTAAGGATAACAAGCATCAATACCTATAATACGACCATTGATGGAAGAGTCGTATCAAGGTATTACGATACAGGCTATGTGACATTTGATGTTGAATATGGCGATACAAGATATAACAAACGATTGAACTTTGCCGTCAATCAGCCTGGTCTTTGGAAGACATTTATTAAGAATGATGTATTTACAGAGATAGGCAATAGTACATGGTTTGATATTGACGCCAATGGAAATATTGTAGAGTCTGACAGATTGGGAACTTTTGTCCGTAGTAGTCAGCAGAACTTGTCACGATTGAACGAAGATTCGTTTTATAAGATAGGAACATGGACGAATACCAACGTTGTCATCAGTCAAGATGAAATCGACACTTATGGCAATTTCTATCGTCTTGTCTTTGACATGACACTGCAAGGCTCTGATGTAGACCTTGAAGAGGTCAATGTATCATTCTACAAGAGAGGTGATGTTGGTCGTCCTGTTACTGTCAGTTCTCTCGTAACATTTGACAAGCAATATGGTCTTACTGCTGGAACATGGACTCTATCTGTAACAAAGGTAGGTGGTGGCTCTGTTGATGTGAGCATTACAAATCTTGCTCTCTATACTGTGACAAAGACTAAGACTTCTGTACTTTCACAAACAGTAGGAGAAATCTCAGCTACGGTAAATGATAGTGAAATAGGAAACTCTGCTTTAAGTATAAGAGCTAATGGTATTTCAAGCACAGTAAATGCTATACAGATGGGCAAGAACCTGTTGGCAGGTGTGCTTACAGGTGCTGGTTGGAAGAGTAATAGTTCAAGGGCGTTTTCTGGTATGCATGATGCATCTGTTGATAGTGATGGATGGATAAATGTATATAGTGGTGATTCATACGTTGTCAGTCCTGCTTTCAATATAGAGAATGGTAAGGAATATACATTCTCCTATGAGAAGAATACTACTGGAAACAACCGTGTTTATGTTGGGTATGATAATAATGGTACATTTACCCAAATAGACAATCCAATGACCAAAGGTAGCACCTATAGGAAATCTATTAATTTCACCTGTTCTGCTGCTGCAGTCGGAAAGAATATATATATCTATGTTTATTGTAGTAAGATAATTCGTCCACAGGTAGAACTTGGAGAGGAAGCTACTGCGTTTGAGTCTGGAGATACTGAGATGAGTTCTCAGATTAAACAGACAGCCGACAACATCAACCTCTCCGTAAGACAAGACCTGCAGACTACCGGCGTCGACATCACCAACGGTCTGATTAAGCTGATTGCCAACAAGACACAGTTCCTTACCAGCAGCAATGTACCGATGATTGCCGTACAGATGTGTGATGCCAACGGTAATGTTGGAACAGGCTCTGCCTATACCATCCCTTCGATAGTCTTCTACGACGGCCAGATAGGTAACGGAGGTAGTGTACAGTGGGTGCTTAACTACCTCGGCTTTACACGTGCCACGAATGCTGGTGCTAGGTTCAGCTGGGAAGAAGTCTATACCATTCTGGATTTTGAAAAGAACCCGTCATCGCAGGAGAAATATCAGCACGAAGGTATTGACGAGGAGACATACTTCTGCATCGCACATACTCCGGCAAATAACCAAAGAAAACTTGGTCTTGCAAACAGATATTTCTACGATGAAAACTTTATTGAGGTGATGTATCTGTTCACCAGTGGATATTATATCAACCAGGGTGGAACAAAGGTCTATCAGCCTGCACAAGGAATCAACTATCAGTGCTACCAAGGTTCTGTTACAGAGCAACGCTACTGGCTAACGGATGCTACTAATAGTGATTTTGTTCCTGATGACGGAACCTATCCAAGCCCGTACGCCACTCCCAATCCTGGTGGAAATCATGCTGCAAGAGGCTATTACTATGTCGACGAGGGAGAGTCCACTGCGGAATGGCCTACAAGTGACAAGTGGTATCCGATAGAAACAAAAGGTCCTGTTCCATCTCCAGTTGTTGAAGACAATACAGTAATCAAGAAATTCTCTCTTGTTTATTTCAATGACTATGGAGTACCTCATGTGTATAAGAATGCTTTCCTTGTTGCGATGCAAATTTCGCATTACAGGTCAGGCACGCAAGTGATTCCTTACCTGAAGGCGGCGACAGCAAAAATCAACGCTCCAGGCTATGACTGGATTGATGGTGGTAGTGGTGAGAACGAGCTGTATGTGGGTGATATTGTAGATGCTTTCTAAATGAGTAAATAACAAAAAGGAGAATTGAGCTATGATAGACAAGAATTTTGAAGAGCAGGTGCTTGAAGTATTACAAAAATACGCAAATGCCTTGGAGAACGAGTCGGGCTACCCACGTGGTGCTACTCTTATCACAACCGCCGCACAGATGACAAAATCCATCAGCGTGCCAGGAGTATTGTATAATGACAACCCACTGATCAATGAGAATGCGGTGGCACAGGCTTATGTGCAGATACCGTGGGCTGTGATGGCAGACGTACTGGAACACATGACTGCTGCCACTGAAGCGGTAGAGAGCATTGTGGAAGGCGCGGAAAAGGTTAATGCCACACTGGATGAGGAAACAGCGGTCTTGACCGTTACCGACCGTGAAGGAACGGAGACCTCTGTTGACACGGCAGCAGCAGCTAAGGAAGCAAAAAGTGAATGGGACCAGACGTATAAGCCTGACATTGTAGCAAAGAGTACAGCGGCAGAGCGTGCGACGCTCAACGCTGAGACAGCCACGGCGGCTGCAGAGCGTGTCAACGCTCAGTTGAACGGCATGACGGTATCAGTTACCAATCGTAACGGTGTAACGACAAGCGTCAATATCGGTTTCGAGATAACAGAAGACCACGTATATTCAACTAAGTCTGCGATGTTAGCTGATGCGGCGAACGTTCAAGCGGGCAAGTTCTGTATGATAGCTACCATTGACCCAACCTCTCCAGATAATGCGCAGCTCTGGAGCCGTAACTCTTCGCCGGCAACCAGTGATCATCCATTTACCTTCCTTTCAGACCTTGACCAAGCGTCATCGAGTGCATGGGCTGACTGGCTGAACAGTATGAAGCCACAAATTGAATCGAAGATATCGCAGGCAGAAACCGACCACGGCATAGCTGAGAGCGACCACACTCGTGCGGAGCAAGACCATACCACTGCCAGCGGCGACCATACTACGGCCCAGAATGACCATTCCACTGCTGAGAGCGACCACACTCGTGCGGAGCAAGACCATACCACTGCCAGCGGCGACCATACTACGGCCCAGAATGATCATACCACTGCTGAGAGCGACCACACTCGTGCGGAGCAAGACCATACCACTGCCAGCGGCGACCATACCACTGCCGAGAGTGACCATACCACTGCCAGCGGCGACCATACCCGTGCTGATGCGGACCACGAGCTGGTAGTTGCTGACCGTATTCGTTCTGAGCAGGACCATTCACGCGCAGAAGCAGACCACAGAACTGCTGAAAGTGACCACACTACAGCAGATAGCGATCACACTGCCGCCACTACCCAGACGACACTCATGGAGGCGTGGAACACACACTTGCCATTTGTCGGTGACGGAATAACTGGTGACGCGAACTATTGGTACACATACGACCCTGTTACGGAGCTTTATGTGAAGGGACCTTATGCTAAGGGAGACAATCTTGATTGGGACTCAATGTCCGAGCAGGAGAAGCAGGCATTGGCTAATGCCGTGCTTGCCGCTATTGGGTTTGATGATGCCCCCACACCAGGGTCTGACAGAGCCGTGAAGTCCGGCTCACTTTACAATGAATTTTCAAAGAAGCAGGATGTACTGATATTTGCTACTGCGGAAACCTGCGAAAGCCTCGTTGAAGAGCTGACCTGATAAATCTTATGTCCGCCAGCTTTTGAACACTTACACTAACTTTGTGGCAACAAAAAACAAAAAAAGAATCAGACTATGGCAACAAACAACAACTACCCCAGTTATCTGCCCGACGACTTCCGTGGGCTCGACTCCATTCAGGAGGGCAACCAGCGCTACTATTACAAGCGGTCGGAAGATGGTAAAACCAATCTGCTCTACGGAGCCATCATTGGTAAGCGTCACATGGTAATCCGCTACCCAGAGGGCGGAACCATCACACCAGGCGTCCCCATTCCAAAGGACACTGTTGATACAGATTCTATCATTGACGGCAGCGTACAGTCGCAAGACATGAGCGATGATGTGCGCAACCGGCTCACACCGAAGTATGACGAAGAGGGCGAGGGCATCAAACTGGGAGGACTGTAGTGTATGGCAGCAAAGAACTTTGGAATCATTCAAGCCCCTGACGGCTTCTATATCGGCAGCATTCTGAAAAGCGGAATGCTCAGTGCTGACAGCCGTAAGATTACGGAGCAGGAGATTATCGCCATGTTCGAGGACGTGCTGCGACGCAATAAGGCCGAGACAGGCAAGGACGTGATGACTATATGGTCGAAGCACGAGCCGCTGATGATAGCCAAGCTGAATCCTACGCTCGAAGAGTGCGGAGTGATGACACCACGCATGAAGGCTATGATAGTGGCAAAGCAGCGTCAGCAGGCGCAGATGATACAACAGGCTCGTAAGTCGAGGCAGTTCCCATTGAAGGTGGGAGGCTTCGGAGAGCCGCAGAATTAGAATCTGAATTGCGGGATAACTACCCGCCCCAGATATTTTAGTTAACTTATTTGTTTAATTTAAAGTTTTTAAGCATTATGCCAGATCCAAAACTTTATTTTAGTTGGCTTCAGCTTGCCGATGGCAGCAAGAAGTACGTGAAGGATGCCGAGGCACGTGAAGACATTGCCGCCATCCAAGAGATTCTCCAGAACGGTAGCCGTTATATCGGCAAGTTCACCAGTGCCGTTGTAGGCGGCGAAACCGTAACAGTGCTCCATGATGGCGATGTTGTGACAAGCATCACTACTTCTACGGGTACTTATGTTACTGGCACGCCTGCTGGTACTGAGAAGCAGCTCATGGCAGGTGACTACTGCCAGCACGAGGTTAGCGGTAAGAGCACTACCGAGTGGATGTGGAACGGCTCTTCTATCGACGAGTTCGGCTCTACCTCTCTGTTGAAGGCTCTCGCTTTCAAGGACAGCGCAAGTGGCAGCTACACTCCTGCAGGTACTAACGCTCCTTCTGCTGTTACCTTCACAGGTCAGGAAGACGGCGACTTCGTGACAGGCTTCGACGTAGACCCCGTTCTGCCTTCGTTCTCTGAGGGTGCTTTTGACGCAGGTTCGCTGCCTTCGTTCTCTGAGGGTGCGTTCACTCCCGCTTCTCTCGCATCGGGCTTCTACACCGCAGGTACAGCCGCTCAGTTCACCGAGGGTGTTTTCAGTGCAGGTTCGCTGCCTTCGTTCTCCGAGGGTGCTTTTGACGCTGGTGAGCTTCCTTCTAAGGATGCCGACACCTTCGATGCTGGTGCTCTGCCTACCTTCTCTGAGGGTGCATTCTCAGCAGGTGCCCTCGCATCGCTGACCTACGACGAGACCAACGAGGGTCTTGTGTTTGCTGCCGGTACGCTTCCCAGCAAGGCCGCTGACACCTTCACACAGGGTTCACTTCCCTCTTATACCGAGGGTGCTTTCGACGCAGGCTCTCTGCCAAGCAAGGCTGCCGATACCTTCTCAGCAGGTACTCTGCCCAGCAAGCAGGCTGATACGTTCGTTGCCAACACTCCTGCCGCTATCGACGTTACCAAGTTTGATGGTGGTAGCAAGGCTGCTGACACCTTCAGCGCAGGTTCGCTCCCCTCAAAGGCTGCCGATACCTTCAACGCAGGTACAGCTCCCACGCTGGCTACCGACAAGGCTATCACCAATGTCGGTACTGGTGAGGCTGCTGCTCAGACCTTCACGGGTACTGAGGGTACTGTCACCGTATCTTAATCGGTCTCTCATCGGGAAGGGAGGGGGCAAGAGGCCATTCCTCCCTCTCCCTTTCCTTTTCACTTATTCAACTTTGATAAAAAGATAAAAAAGGATTATGGCAGAAACAAAAAAATACGCAAATTGGATTGATGTCCCGAACGGACAAAACCCCCAGCGTACATGGTTCAGAGATGCGGAGGCACAGGCCGCAATCGAAGAGGTAAAGGAAGAAATATCGCAGCTTGACCCCGCCTCCGCTGCCTCTGTACAAACCTGTGAGGCGATAGTAGCAGAATTAACTTAATTACTACATATATATAATTATGGCAGACGAATTGAATAATGGCAATGGCTCGGTGATTCCTGAGCATGGCAGCGAGACAGTACCCGTTGTTGGACTAAAGGCTTCGTTGCAGAAGATGAACGACATTCAGCAGAAATGTGTTTCGTTGGCAAGCATACCAACGGACGCTACGCTGACTTACTCTGTTACTGACCCCGCATCGGGACAGTCTGTTAATAAGCAGTTCAAGGTTGGCGACCGTGTGGTGGTGGAGGACCATGAACATGGCGACGAGGATTATGACTATCTCGTAGTATATACATTATTGAAGATTTACAAGGATGGCAACGTTGACAAGGCTCTCTGGGCACCTGGCGGTGCAGGTGGCGGCGGTGCCGTAGCTGGAAAAATCAAGGTGTCTATTGCCACGTTCGTCAACGATGTGGCTGCAGCAGCCTCGCTGCTGGGCAATGTCGTAGTGACGCTGACAAATATCACTGATGGCGGAGAGCCGCAGACGCAGACATGGAGCGGTTCAGACATCACTTTCTCAAAGTTGACGCCGCTGAAGGACTACCGCGTAGCTATTGAGGACAAGAGCGGGTGGTTGCGCGACAAGCAGTATGCAGATATCTCAAATCTTGGCATTGGCGAGGAAAAAACGCTCAGTTTCTCATATTCTTCAGATGAATATTCTTGCACAGTTAGTGGCACACAGGATGGACGTATCATCGTTGGTGGAACGGAATATGCCAATGGCAATACGTTCCGTGTAGCAAAAGGAACGGTCATTACCGCTACTGCCAGGCAGGTAGCCAACTATGTGACACCGACACCCGTTGTCAGCGGAAAGACTATCACTGCCGTCTATGTTGCGTATGGATATGTCACTGTGAATACAAGTTCCAACCAAGGAACAGACTCAACCATTGCTGCCGTAAGCCCCTCTATCAAGATTGGTGATGCCGCAGCAGTGACCTACTCTGCTCCCGTACAGGTAGCTCCCGATACACAGGTGGTCGTCACATGGCCAGATGTTACGGGTTATAAGACACCTACACAGCAGACATTCACGAAGAGTGGCACGACGGATGAGACGAAGAGTGGTGAGTACCAGACGGAGATACTTACCATCAGCATTGCCAAGGACGGTGGTGACGGAAACCTATCAACGGTAAGCATCAATGTGACACACGGTCAGGCATCGCTTGGCACGCTGACACAGGCCAGTCCGACGATGAAGATACCGTATGGTGTGAACTACAAATTGACGCCATCGGCATTGGATGGCTACAGCACTCCAGCAGCCGTGACAAAGGACTGGGCAGATACGACTGCGAAGAGTTTGGTATTTACTTATGAGGAGGTGACGATGCTGACAGGCTATATCATCCTCGACCAGACGAGTGCCGACCCCACGACAAAGGTCATCGACGAGTCAGGACATACCTACGCCAGCTACCAGCGTCCCGCAGTCATTGACGCCATCCGTGCGGCTTCACACTGCTATGTGGGAACGTTCGCCAACAATAAGATGACGCTGAAGCAGCTGGACGACAGCGACGGCACGAAGTATGCCGACGGCACGAGTGCGGCAACGGACATCGCGTCGACAGGCAAGGACGTCTTCATGCGATTGCCGTTCTTCTTCACCCGTGTCAGCCAGTATGCAACGGACAAGATAAAGATTGAGTTTGCCTTTGACCCCAATCAGACCGTTACTACGACGGCACAGCCCGACGGTAGCGGATGGAAACAGTGGGGCGGCAACGACCTCATAGGTAAGTACAAAGGCTACGACGCGTCGAGCAGGCTGTACTCTATCAGCGGTGTGGCTTCTACAGCCAGCATCTCGCAGGCCGACTTCAAGAGTCACGCGCGGGCAAAGGGTAGTGGGTTCTCCGTCGTTAAATGGCGTCACCAGAACCTGATGGCCGTTCTTTTTTACGCCTATTATGGTCATACAAACTGTCAGGCGTTGATAGGCACTGGTGCAAACTCTCGTAATCGTGTGACGGGGCAGAAGAACTCGCTGGGCATGACCGACACCACCGCCAGCAACGGCAACACGGACAACATCGTGTTCTGGGGACTGGAGAACTGGTGGGGCGACCTGTATGAGTGGGTGGACAATGTAGTCATCGACAACCATACATGGACGATTACTGAGGATGACGGCACGACACGTACCATACAAGCCAGTGCAATGGCCAGCGGAAACGACGCATGGATTTATCCGTCGAAGTTCATCATCGGCGACGACCTTGACGTGATAGCAGCGGCAGGACAGTCTGGCGGTAGTGATTCGCAGGGCTACTGTGATGGTCAGTATTACACATCAAGCAGTTCCCGTGTTGTGGCTCGCTCGTGCAGCCATGCGTATACGTATGGCGGTGTCGCCTTCGTTAGTGCGTTCTACGTTTTTTCGTATACGAACACGTACTACGGGTCTCGCCTCGCCTTCCACGGCACTATCGAGATATCGTAAGCGTTGGGGGTGCAGGGGGCTTGCCCCCGCTCGTTCCCTGCGCCCTTCGTTCTCTTATGGTGCTGGAGCCGACCAGCACTGAAAACATGAAAAAGCAGGTAGAGACAGGCAGAGGGTTTCCCGTGTTGTGGCTCGCTCGTACAACAATGCGAATACGAATGGCGGTGTCGCCTACGTTAATGCGAACAACGATTCTTCGAATACGAACACGAACAACGGGTCTCGCCTCGCAAACAGTAAAAAAGTAAGAATAGCGCGGTAGTCGCCACAAGCGACGAAAAAGATGCGGCAAAAGCACGGCATTACGCGATTGATGCACAGCTCCGCAGCCTGTCGAGCCTCACTACGCCTTCTGAAACAGTGAAGGAAGTGGAACATCACGTGCGCGTGGCCTATGGCGGTGAGTAGACTTCATACCTGGCGAAAGCGGTGGCAAGGAAAACGAAAATGGCCGGTCACAAAGATTGAAGGCCGACAGGGCAGGCCGAAAGAAGCCCTAAAAAAAAGAGAATAACAAACATTAGTATTAACAACAAAGGAACAGATGGCAAAGTCGCATAAGCACATCGTCGAGGAAGCGGCAGACTACGGCAACGTGGCCGACTCGCTGGATTATGAACTGCGGGGAAAGCGCGGACAGACGTGGGCGGGCCGGTGGATAAAGGCTCACCGCGAACGGGTTATCCGTGCCACGCAGTCCAGTATACTTGGAGGTACGCTGAAGCCTGGCAAATACCGTAACCTTGACGTCTGCGAGCGCGACAAGATGCGGCATGCACAGAGCATCACGCTCGTCAGGAGCATCGGCATACATGCCGTCATGAAGGTCGTCGAGGCACGCATCACTCCTACGTTCATTGCAGACACGGCTGCCAGCATCAAGGGACGCGGAGGCACCTATCTGCTGAAACGACTGCTCCGTGCGCTGCATACCGACCCCGAAGGTACACGGATGGTCTACAAGGACGACATCAGGAAGTTCTACCAGACAACCAGTCAGGACGTCATGATGCAGGTAGTGCGTAAGACATTCCGAGACCGCAGGTTGGTACGCATACTTGAACGTTGGGTCAGGATGCTGCCAGAGGGCGTTTCGATAGGCATGCGCCCGTCACAGGGACTGGAAAACCTGCTTCTAAGCATCTTCTTGGACCACGTGCTGAAGGATAAGTATGCCGTCAGGCACTTTCACCGCTACTGCGACGACAAGGTGACGGCGGCTACGGATAGCAAGGAGCTGACCAAGGCCATACGCATCATACGTGACCAGACGGCAGCTGCGGAGCTTGACGTCAAGGACAACGCACAGGTATGGGACTGGGAGCAGCGTCCAGTGGACTTCCTCGGCTATGTTGTGCGCCATGACGGGAAGGTGTCCGTTCGCAAGCATATCAAGCAGCGCTTTGCACGCAGGTGGTGTCGCATTCGCAGCCGTCGCCGCAGGCGCGAGCTGATAGGGTCGTTCTACGGCGTAGCGAAGCATGCCCATGCAAATCATCTGTTTCGTAAGATAACAGGACTCAGTATGACGACATTCGCAGAATTAGGCTTTGTCTACCAGCGTGACGGCAAGAAAGAGTTTGCCGCAGAACCCATCAGGCTGTCGCGGCTTGTCAACAAGGCAGTTGTGGTGAAAGACTTCGAGACCGACATCAGGACACGCGAGGGCGACGGTAGGTATCTCGTCCTCATTGAGCATGACGGTCACGACTACAAGTTCTTTACTAATTCACAGCAGATGAAGGCGGCGTTGGACTACGCCATGGAGCGTTCTGCCATGCCGTTCGAGTGCGTCATAGAGTCCATCGGCGGCAATGCGGGATATATGTTCAAGTAGAAAGAATTGTTTCACATAAAAAGATTAGCATTATGACTATTGACATGACAAGACACGGAGGCAGCCAGGAGCTGGCCGTGGCAGAGTGCATCGACCAGCACATCGGGACATGGCGCGTGCGTACCGACTTCCAGCCAGACATGGAGGAGGACGGCAAGACACAGCGCGGAGTGACGTTCATCGAGGCGGAGTACCCCTACAAGCCGTCCATGCAGGAGGTGAAGGATTTCGTCTGCGGAGTAATCAACATGCAGACCGACGATAAGATTCTCACTGGCTTCGTATGGAACGGGCTGCCCGTATGGCTCAGCCCTGAAAACCAGCGTAACTTCTCGGAGGCAGACCGTAAGGCCGAGAAGAACCCTGACATCCTTCCTATCGTATTCAAAATCGGTGAGCAGGACGGACAGCCCGTCTACCATACCTTTGAGACATACGAGGAGCTTGACGGATTCTACACTCAGGCATTTGCCTATATCCAGCGGTGCCTTTCCGATGGATGGCAGAGGAAGGATGCTTTCGACTTCGCACCCTACGAGGAAATATTAAATCCTGTAACAGAATAAGGCTATGAAAAAGATTTGGGAATGGCTCTGTGCAAGCAACCGTCTAGCCCACTTATGTTTGGGAATACTTGTAGGTCTGCTTCCTACGGATTGGTACAACACCGAGGTTTTAGCCTGTGGTGTTGCAGGTGCTATGGAATTTAAGGACTGGCAGTGGCGTGCCTGTGGTGGCAAGCCAGACCCCATTGACTTCATCATGACAGTCATTGGTGTCAATATCGGTCATCTACTGAGAATAGGGTTTATTGCTACATTATAAGTATTGCGCTTATGAAGATTCCAGACAGCATATCGGCAATGGTGTATGACATGAAGCATCCTGAATGTATGGAGTAATTAAAGATTTAGTGTCCGCATGGTTGCGGGCACTTGTTTTATCTTTGTGCAAAAATAAACGCAAAGATTTATGTTCAGACTTGATAACATTCTCGAACGCTGGGCGGAACTCTACACGCCCCTCAGTCCCAACAGTCCAACCGACGACGGAAAGGGCATCCGCAAGTCCTTCTTCCGCATCGGCATGATAGATGCCAACTCGTACTTCGTGCGCAACTTCAACACCTGCCCGCCGTCGTGCATGGCCTACGCCACCCACGTCGATGCCGAGATCAACAAGCAGAACCCCAAGCAGCTCACCTACCGCCACGTCATCTATTTCCTGCAGAAGCAGCCCGCAGGCACGCTCTCGAAAACGCAGATTACCGACGAGGAAGGCGCCACCGAGGCCCGCTTCCAGACCGACGACATGGTGCAGGACCTGATAGCCGTGCTCGCCGCGCTGAAGGGCATGGTGGGTGGCAAGTCGCTACCCGCCGACATCACCGCCGCCCTGCCCGCCGACATGCTCCAGTTCCTGCGCGACACCGCCGCCGACCCCCAGTACCGCGAGGGCCTGCGCGGCCTGCACATCGACGAGGCGCACTGGGGCACCCTGCCCACCATGCTCAACGGATGGCAAATCTGCGGACTGACCATCGAGCAGACCGTCCCCCGACTGCTGTGCGTGAACCAAGAAAGATACGTGCAGGAATAGTCATCCGTATCACACACCCCCTTTCATCCGTATGACACACCCCGTGTGATACGGATGATTGTTTTTTCAGCCCTCAAACATCAGCCATCAGCCATCAAAACATCAGCCATCTGCAAAAGCCGTTGTCCGTGTAGTCAGTGGCTTTTGGTATAACTTTGTGCTATCAAAAACAAAGATTAGACTATGGCACAGAGAATAGGCAAAAGTGAATGGAAGTCGCTTTACCCATTGCGGTATATCGCCAACCTCTTCAAGGAACAGACGCTTTCACAACTCGAAATCAACATGATGACGCAGAGGGTTTTTCCATACGCCCCCTATTCGGCCTATCCCGAAGTGAACGAGTACCGCCGTCAGCACGGTGGCTGGTACTCGAAGGGTGAGGGCATCAAGTCGTTCGAGGGTACGGTGTACGAGGCCAACGAAAAGACGGGCATGGTGACAATGGGCTTCCGCTTCAACGACTACATGCAGTACGTGGACATCGGTGTAGGCGCTGGCCGCCATGCCGAGGACGTAGAACGTGGTAAGAACGTCCGCTACAAGAGCCGCTACACGCTCTGGGCACCGTCGAAGGGAGCCAGTCACCGTCCTGGCATACGACCTGAAATCAACCATACGCTGACCCGACTGGAAAACTACGTGCAACGATTCTACGATGCCAAACTGGACTTCCAAGTGCTTGAAACTTTCGAGGGTCAACAACTAAACCTTTCTATTGTATAACAACGACAACGCAAAAACGACATAGACTATGGCAACAAGAAAATCTGAACTCGTCATCACCTGTAACGCCAAGGCGGTGAAGGACGTGTTTGAATACCTGAACCGACAGTTGGCAGATGTCAAGCAGAAGCTGAAAGACCTGAACGCAAAGGGTGAGAAGAGCGGCTGGACGGAGCAGATGAAGAAGGACTTCCGCGACCTGACCAAGCAGGCTACGGCTATTGACTCTGCTATCATCCACAACCAGCAGTCGATGGTGAAGTACGGACAAGTGCTGAAAGATTTGTCAGGATCCAAACTGAAGGACTTGAAGTCGGCACTCCGTGAAGCAACAACGTCCCTGAACAAGATGAGTGAGAAGTCGCCTGGTCGTGAAAAGTTGATTAACGACATCAAACGTATCAAGGATCAGATTTCAGGCACCAGCGGTCTTACTATGTCGTTCCGTCAGGCTCAGACGCAGTTGAAGAACCTCGACGGCACAAGCATGGAGAAATTGAAGCAGGGTCTTGCTGCCATTAAAGCACAACTTGACAACCCCAATATCGGCAACAAGTGGCGTCGTTCGTTGGAGCAGATGCAGCAACAGTACCAGGCTGCAATGGCTGTGCGCACCGCTCCGACTGGTGTAATGCCTGTAACGAAGATGAACGCTCAGCAACTTGGCGCAGAGCGTACTGCCTTGATGTCTGCTATTGCTGCTACCAGCGGCGTAAAAGGTTACGAAGGCAAAACGGCAGGCATGGAACAGCGACTGAAAGCCGTCAACGAGCAACTGAAACTGCTCACCGACAACGAGAAGAAGGCCGACCAAGCCGCCAAGCAATTACAGGCCACGCAGGAAGCCGCACAGACCGTCCGTGCCGTATATCGTGGTCAAGCAGTCGAACTGGAGAAGTTGCAGGCCGCATACAAGACGCTGCAAGCCCGTCAGCAACAGTTCGCCGGCACCAACGATGCCAAGGCGCGTGCCACGGCACAACAGATGGCGATGCTGAAAAACCGCATCGACCAGGTGACTGCCTCGATGCAGGCTGAAATCAAGATTGACAAGCAATTCCTTCGTACCGCTACTAATCAACAGTTGCAAAATGCCCTCACACAGTTGCAGCAGAAACTCCAGTCGCTCAACTCCACGCAGAGCAAGGCTGCACAGAAGTTGAAGGCCGACATGAAGGCCGTCGAGACGCAAATCAAAAACAACACGGGTGCCATCCGTCAGCAAGGCAACACCTTCGGCACGGCCATCAAGAACATTGCCGCATACGTCGGCGTGTTCGGTGCCTTCAATATGATCAAGTCAAAGATTACGGAGGTCTATAAGAGCAACCTGAAACTCAGCGACTCGCTGGCCGACATCCGCAAGGTGTCAGGACTGACCACCGAGGAAATCAATAAACTCTATACTAATATTTCTAAGATTGACAGCCGTAACACCATCGAGACGCTGAACAAACTTGCATATACAGGCGCCAAGCTCGGTATCGGACAGAATTATGGTGTCGAGGGTTTGACGGGTTTCGTTCGTGCCGCTGAACAAGTACAGATGGCATTGGGTGAAGATCTCGGCGAAGAGGCATTGCCCGCACTGGCCAAACTGACCGAGGTAATGAACCTTATTCCTCGCTACGGCGTTGAGCAGGCCATGCAGAAGTCGGCATCGGCTATCTTCCAGTTAGGAGCAACGTCAACGGCAACGGGCAAGAATATCGTAGAGTTCTCGAAACGACTGATGGGTTTGGCCAACGTGAGCCGCGTCAGTGCCGACGAACTGCTGGCCATCGGTTCTGCTGCCGATGCAATGGGACTGATGCCGGAAGTGGCTGCCACGGCGTTCAACAAGTTGTTTACCTCTATCCAGAAGGGTCACAACATGATTGAGAAGTCGCTCGGACTTGTCAAGGGTTCTATCAACGAGAACTTCTCGCAGGGCAAGACAATGCAGTCAATCATTGACATCTTCGAGGCGATGAACAAGCGAGGCAACATGAACGCCCTCGACGGCATTTTCAAAGACCTCGGTTCCGACGGTGCCCGTCTGGTAGCCGTGATGACCACAATGGCAGACCGCGTGGATATCCTGAAAAAGCATCTTGCCACATCGACGCAGGCATTTAAGGAGGGTACGGCTGTCATCAACGAGTATATGATACAGAACGAGACTGCCAATGCGCTGATGCAACGTGCCAGCAATCTTTGGTCCAAGGCGTTCACCAATCCAGAGGGCATCGACATGGTAAAGCAGTTGGCCGAGCAATGGTATGAGGTCAGCAAGGCGCTGACGCAGAGCGAGAGTTCGATGTACGTCTTCCACTCGTCGCTTGAAAAGATTACCAATACTGTGGTTTCGTTGATTCAGATATTGCCATTCCTTATTAAGATGTTAACGTGGATGGCTGTCTTTGGCGGCATCAGGATGCTGGCCAACTCGTTTGCCGCACTTGTCGTTTCCATCAATGCCGCCCGAACGGCTACAGCTTCTTTGCAAGTGCTGATGAACAGCAACTGGGTATTGGCTGGTATCTCAGCCGTCGTGGCAGGTGTCAGTCTGTTTGTCGACAAGATGAACGCCGCAGCCGAAGCTGCCGAGCGTGCCCAAAAGCGGCAGGCCGAGCTTGATGCGCAGTTGGTTAAATCAAAGGAAAAGATAGAAATGGTTGCTGCACCGCTGGAGTCTTATAAAAAGGCTCTTGACGGCAGCAACAAGTCGCTTGACGAGCGAAACCGCCTGTTGAAAGACCTCTTGAAGAGCGACTATCAGCAGTATCTCGACTACCTCGGCATTGAAATTGACGGTGCAATAGACCTGGCCAAAGCCTACGCTATGGTCGTAAAGGTATTGAAGCAGAAGAAAGCCTACGAAGAGCGTGAGCAGTTCCGCGACGAGATTAATTCGACAAACAAGTACGACCGCATGCGGGCTGGTATGCAGTTCGGTCAAGCAGCAAAGGCTATTGGTGCTGAGAACATTGACCAAGAGTGGTTACGTCGCAAACTTGTAGTCAATCAACCGATAGAATCTATCATACAGGATGTTATCAAAAAGGCTGGCGGAACATCAAAGACTACCAATATTGGACGTGGCGTACAGGGTATTTCCTTGTATGACAAGAACGGTAATCTAATAGATTCCAAGGCTATCGACCGTCTCCGCAAAACAATAACCGAATATAATACCTCCCGTGTTGCAGAAAATGCCAACGACAAATTAGTAGATGAACAATACAAAGACCTTGTTGGCGATTTTGATAACGAAAAGTTTCAGGAGGAAATCATAAAAGCACAGCTGAAGCGCAAAGGTTCATTAGAGAAGTTGAAGCCCGACAAAGACGCCATCGCCGCCGCCAAGAAAGCCGCACAGGATGCTAAGGCTGCCGCCCGAAAGGAACTGAAAGATGCCGAGACAGAGACCAATGCCATCATCGCCAAGGTTGAGGAGTGGTACACGTTGCAGCAGAACGTCATCACAGAATCGTACAACGACGGCAAGATTACAGAACAGCAGATGACATCCGTCAATCAGCAACTGGAGCAGGCTAAGAATACCGCACTGGCTGCTGCACGCCGTTCACTCAGCGGGCAGGACACGCAAACGTGGCAGAAGGTGAAAACGGATATGGATGCGCTAATGCTCGACCAAGGGGAGTGGTCACGCGAACTGCTCGACGCTATCGTCAACACAGACATGACGGCACTGCGTAATGCACTGATGAAATTCGACGGCAAAAAGTCGCTCGAACAATGGGGCTTCACCAGTACCGCCTTCCGTGACGGACTAAACAAGAATGCTGCCAAGAACGAGGCGAAAGTGCGCGAGATTGACGCCAAAGCCAAAAAGCAGGTAGAGACGTTCCTCCTGCAGTACGATTTCATCAATCAGGCATACAAGTCGTTCAGCGACCAGCTCGTCAACCTCGGCATACTGACCGAAACGGCACAGCAAATGGCTAAAAAGATGGCTGATGCCGATAACCCCGATGTGCTCTACTCACAGAAGGATTTCCGTGCCGACCAGCAGCGACAGGAGCAGTCGCGCCGTGATGCGCTGACAGCATTCTTGAAGCAGGGGTCACGTCCGTATAGCGTTGATATGAACAATGCCGGCCAACTGCAAGACTGGCTGCGCGAACTGACTGGAGCCGAGTTTAACGGCATCGGCGCACAGGGTATGGAACTGAAATTCCACTCGTGGGCAGAAGCCTTCCGCGATGACTTCACGCTTTGGATAAAGGATGCAGACAAGTACAAGACCAGCATTCAGGAGTTCTTTATGTCGCTGATGACAGCAGAGGATAACTATTACAAGAAGCGCAAGGAGGCGTACAACAACGCCAAGACTCACCTCGATCAGTCTATGCAGGCCGCAGGGTGGACAGACCAATACGACGAGGCACAGACCGAACTCAGCGGAATTTCGTCGCTGCGCAAAATTACGGGCGAGGGCGAGAACTTGTGGCAGCAGCACGGATTGCAGGACACAATAGCCGAAGACCCAGAAATAAAGGCCATACAGCTGCGCATCGCCATGCGTCAGAAGGAGTTTGAGGAAGCAAAGGCTCTGGGCGAGTCGCAACAGCTTATTGCCAAGAAGCAAAACGAGGTGCTGGCGGCTCAGGCTGACTTGGCCGAGCAGGTGGGCAACTCCATTGCCAACCGCATCAGCCACCTGCGCGAACTCTCTGCACCGCTCGAAGAATTTGGTGAGGATGTCGGTCAGAAACTTGGTGACGCACTATTCGGACTGCAATCAACCAGCGATACGTGGAACCAGATAACCAAGAAGATGATTCTCTCCGTATCGAAGATGACACTCCAAATGGCTTCGCAGTACCTACAGCAGAAGTTGCAACAAGCTCTGACCAACAAGGCCATCGAAGCACAGGAAATGATGCACCAGGCTACCATGCAGAGCATTGCCATAGCCGGTGGTACTGCGCGTGTGGCCGCAGAGCAGGTTACTAACACCCAACTGCTGACCGCCACAGAGATAGCCGACCGCCTGCGTATCTCTAAGGAGGCTCGCGTAGCTGCCATCATGGCCGCCTTTGGAGTTAGTGAGGGTGCTGCCAAGACTATTGCTGCCCTCGGCTTCTGGGGCATCCCGCTCATCGGTGTCATTACCTCTGTACTTATGGGACTGTTGTCAAGCGCATTATCAACGGCAGGATCAGAGTCGGAAAGTTCGGCATCATCCACCGCCACTGCCCCCAAGACCAAACTCGTCAGCGGTATGCTGACCTACGACCGAGGAAACGTGGACAAGTTTGCCGGACGGCGCAAGCTGTACGACGACGGAGAGACGCAGGTGTATGGCCGTCGCCGCTACCTGGGCGAGGACGGCAAGGTATATACCGCCACCGCCGAGCCGGCACCGAAGGACGGTCTCGTGACACACCCCATCGCCACCACCGTGCAGGGACAGCCCGCGCTGGTGGCAGAGAACGGTCCCGAAATCGTCATTGGCCGCGAAACCACCAAGGCCATTATGATGAACGAGCCCGAACTGATAAAATACCTCGCCAACTACCAGCAGCACGGCGGCTCGCAGGGCTATTCCACCGCCCGTGGCCTCGCCGCCTACGACAGCGGCAACGTGCAGTCTGTCGCCGGCACTCAGCCATCAGACATCAGCCATCAGACATCGGATGCCGCCGCCGAGCGTCAGGCACTCATCAACCGCCTTGACCGCAGCGACGCGCTGATGGAGCAGGTACTCTACTTCCTACAGAACCCAGTGCCGCCCGAAATCGCTATGTACGACACGGGCGGCAAGAAGGGCTTGCGCTCGAAGATGCACGAGGCCGACCGCTTCATGGCCCGCTACGGAGGCTGATTTTAACGCAAAGCGTGTACAACATCCGCTCGTACTTTGGACTAAAATGAACAACGCCATTGCTCGCAGGTATCTCCTCGAAAAGATTTACAACCAACTATCCGACGAGGACAAGCGCACTTTCGTCTTGATGACGATGCAGGATAAGAGTGCCAACGATATCATGCGGGCAATACAGCAGAACCAGCAGCACCTGCAGCACTTGGTCGAGAAAGCCGACCGTGACCGCTGGTACACCGCCTTTGGATCTGATGTCGCCGCCAACGTGCTCACAACCTCTGCCTTCTGGCTCTTGCAAAAACTCTTCAATAAATAATCCATTCAATATCGCCGTGAATGGTGGCGGGTGACAGCTTAAAATCCTGCCGCCCGCCAATTCTTGTCCGTATCATATTTCATTTGTGTGTATCTTTGCAATAGAAACATAAAAACAAAGACAAGACAATGAACCAAGTAATGACAGACCTCTGGCCACTCATCGTAACCGCCATCGGATGCGTAATAGGCTGGCAGTGGAAAGAAAGCCACTCCATCAAGGTGCGTGTGGCGGTGCTGGAGCAGACGCTGGAGGACTTGAAGCAGTCGATGAACAGAACCATTGAGAACCAGCAAAAGACTATTGAGAATATCCAGAAGCGTCAGGACTCACATTCCAAGAAGCAGGACGACATCATGGACCTGCTGACAGACTTTAAGATGGAGATGCTGCGCGAGGTGGGCAATATGTCGTCGAACGTCAGCGGACTGGCTTCGGACGTAAAGAACCTTTCCAACCTGATTAGCATCACAGACGTAGGTCTTAAAGTGGATAAACACAAGAAATAACTATGGGAGAACAAATCAAGAATACAGGTAACGAACTGAAAGAGCGCTGGCATCAGAAGATGCCGCCATTCTTCTATTGGCTGGTGGTCATCGCCTGCGGCATCGGCGGACTGGTGTTTACCATCAATACCTGCGTGCCTGCCCTCGGCGGAACGCTCGACGAGTGGTTTACCGACTGGTACGGACGCATCATCAGCACGTGCATCGGTGTGGTCTTCGCCTGCAAGTTCACGGTGGCTGGCGGCTACAAGAAGATAGACCCCGATAAGATGCTGCGTGGCGAGCATCCGCACGGCGTCAGCAGTCATTCGGCCAATATGAGCGATGTCGATACGGTATCGCCTGGCAACGAGCATGAGTTGGCTGACATCGAACCCTATAACGAGCATTTGGATTAGAATATAAAGTATTTGTTTAGTTAGAAATTGGTTGTAATTCACACAAACATGAGGGAAGCAAGCGAGCTTTTACGTTTGAATGTTTTAGGTTAGTAGTAATATTTATAGTTTTAGGTTTTTAGTTATTAAAAGTCTGCGAGGTAGCCGTGATGGCCACCTCGCCTTTTTGTTACTCAATCTTCTTCTCCAGATGCTTGATGATGTTATACACCTGTCGGTCGGTAATTCCGTACCTGTCTGCCAACGACAGCATAACTTCTTTTCTGCTTTCCGCAGTCTTTAGCATTTCCACGTAGTCACGCCACATATCGACATACTTGTAATCATCCAGGCGGATGCCTGCTTCTTTCAGTTTACGCATCATTTCAGCGTTAAACATAATTAAATCTGCTCTTCTCATACTCTTGTTTTTGAAAATTATTACTACATTTGCAATCTCTACTTTATTACACATACGAAAATAGGCACGTCGGCCACTCAAAAAGACCCATTAGTGGGTCTCGGTGAGGTGCTGATGTGCCGTGTTGTAATAAAGTAGAGAGTATTGCAGAAGAGCCGAGACCCACTATTTTTATTTCCTGCAGGTCTCAGGATATTTTGCCTAACTGCTGTTGGGTATTGTTGTTATTATCATGACTATTCTTGGTTTTTAAGGAGTGACTTTACTTCATCCCATGTGGCTACTTCCATCTTTTCCGTGTTTGGGTCATAGTAACCGACGGCCAATGGCTCAATCTTAGTCTCTGTGCTATTGGGAATGATAAAGAACTCAAACGGTTCCACTTTTGGTGGCTGCATGTCGCTGAGCGCTATCTCCTGGCGTCGTGACCATTTGATGCGGTCAATGTCATCGCGGGTAAGGTTTTCGCCTTGGTTCAATGCCTTGCGCACCGCGGCCACCTCCTCTTTGTGCATGTAGTCATCCCACGCCTGCTGCGACGTTCTCCAGTAGGTGTACTGATAGATGGCATGGATGCTATTTACCCATCCGTCGGCACCGTTAGCCATCAGTACGACGGCCAACGGCTGCGTGATAAACAGTCGGTGCGCTTTGTCGTCGAACGACATCATCCCGCTTTGGAACAACTGCTCCAGCCACTGCCATGTCTGCAGGAGGCTACGCTGTTGCTTCTGTGCTTTCTTCTGCTTGCGGTGTTCCTTCCACCTGCTCAGTAAGTTCCACGTCATTGTTGCTTGGTTTTAGTTCTTCTTCTTTTGTTTCCTTCTCCGCTACTTTTGCCTTCAGACGTAATCGTGATGCAATGACAGATACGAGAGGAACGTTCTTGGCATCAGTAGCATATTGTCCGGCGTAGAGTAGGAGAGAGCTCTTCTCAGCGCGAGTATCAAGAATGGTTCCCTGAATGATGACAACACCATTGTCGCCTTCAAACATAATCATTTGGTTCTGCAAATCACCGACAAGGAGTTTTACCTCAGTAATCCATTGACGTTGTTGATAGCGGTCAATGGTCTTTTGCATTTTCGCTGTAATTTCTGGAACGACAAGCGTCATTGTTAGGTGGTTGCTACCTGCCATCGAAGAGACGGCTTTCAAAATGTGGTCAAAGGTGATGTCACCTGCGGTCTGAAACAATGCAGCATGTGATTTATGCTCTCTTAATAGTGCTGGTAGTTGTCTGTCTGCACAGCAAGGTTCAATGAATGGAGTCATAATATTATTTATTTAAAGATTTATGTTGCAAAAATAAGCAAATAATGAAAGCATTACGGACAAAAAACCCTCACGGCAGCTATCCGTGAGGGTTGTCTATTCACAAACAAATAGATTACTCGTCTGCGACTACCAGGTCGTCCCAAGACTTAACATCCTGTGAAGCTGTGAAGTCAACAAACAGGTTGGGGTACTTCACTGGACCAAGAATCAGGTTTGCCGTCATGATGCGGTCGCTGTCAGGAGTATCACCAGTGTCGGTGGTGATACCGCCGTTGTCGGCGTGCAGCTTCTTGTTGGGGTCGTACATAATCTGGTTCTCGTCGCCATCAGGCATAATGACAAACAGGTCGCCCAGATTGTTCAGAGCGCGAGCAATCTTAGAAGTCTTCTTGTTCACTGCGTCGAAGATCAGCGTAGCAGTGAGCTGGAAGCCCTTACGCTTGCCCTGGCTCTCGCCCATAATCTTCTGTGAGTTCTCGCGGAGGTCAACGCGATACAGACCCTTACCACTCTTGAAAGTAGGCATAGAGTATACGTTGTCCGTAGCCGTCAGAGGAGTTTCGAGGTCGCTCTTCAGACCCAGGTAAGCAACTTCGCCGAGACCTGCGAGGTTTTCCAGACACTCGTCACCGGCACGGTAGTTAATCAATGAGGGGCATGTAATTTCAGCCATAGTCGTAATTTTTTGTGTTGTTAATGAAATTTGTTAAATAGAGTCTTTAGGTAAAGGGGAGGGAACCTTACGGCGGGCGATATGTTGCACCTTGGGGCTCCCTAAACCCCTTTCATGTGAGAGATTACTCGAAGATAGCTACGATACCCTCTGGGCCTTCACCCTTCACTACGGTGATGGTAGCGGTGGTCTTTCCATTGCTCCAGTTCTTGAAGGTAGCGCCAGTCTTGGCGGTAGCAGTCAGTGTCAGGGTTGTGCCCTTAGCGTACTCGCCATTGACGGGAGCGGGACTAACGGTTACAGTACCCTTCTCAGGATCGTTGGCTACAGCTGTGTAGCTGTCCTTCTTATAGTCACCCTGCCATACGCTGTCCTCGATGACACCACCGTTGGTAACGAAGTGGCTGGGGAGGATGTTCAGCACGCGGGTGCCGAAGATGCCCTGAATCTGGAAGATGATGTCCTTCACGTCGTCGTCAGAACCGTGCTGAACGGCTACGAAGCTCTCGTCACCCTCGTTGTTCACACCGAACTCAAAGTTGCCAGGGATGGTGGCTACCATGCGGGTGCCCTTGCCGAAGTCGTCAGAAGGAACGAATGTTACCTTCGGGTACTCGGGAACCTTGAAGTTACCGTTTGCATCGGGCAGGTAGTTGACCTCCTTCAGGTTGCGGTGGTGCTGACCGTAAGCGTCGGCAATGGCGTGGCCGTTCTCGATGCTCATGTAGCAGAGCACCTGTACACGCTTCAGAGCGGGGCTCCACTTGTCGTACCACTCTACCCAAGCCTTCCAAGCGGCATCGTCACCCTCAGACTGAGGACCGTCGATGACTGCGCAAGGAATGAGGTTGCCGCGAGCCTGGCTGATGTCACCGCTCTCGATGTCCTTGTTGATGTTGGTGTGGAGTCCGTCGTACAGAGCGAGCTCAGTAACATTTGAGTTCTCGTCGCCGTGGAACAGACAAGCGTACACGTCCTCAGAGAAGGTCATACCGATGGCGCTGATCATCTCCTCAGTGAGAGGATAGTGGAAACCTGCGCCACCCTCGATAGCGATTGGCTTCTCCTGGAACTCGTCCTCATTGTGACGATAACGGTTCCAGACGATGCGAGCCGTCATCACACGCTCGGTCAGATAACCAATCTTGCTCTCGATAGGAGTACCTACCACCTTGCGGCGAGAGGTGCCACCCTTGCGGTTGAGAACCATTGCGGTGTTCTTGAACTGAACGCCTGTAATCACCTTGATGCCAAGGCGCTTCAACTCATCTTTGTTGAAATAAGCAGGACCCATGATGATGTTGGGCTGCAACTGGTCGGCAACGTGCTTCACGTTGTCAATACCGATAAAGTTTGGTGCTGCCATAACTTGTTTAATTTTTGTGTTGGTGAATAATTATTGTTATTTAAAAATGTTTAGTTTTTGTGCCGGTTGAGGTAAAGGTTACTTACCGTGTTCCTCGTTCCACTTCTTCTCGGCCTCCAGATTCTGCTCGTAGGTCAAGTCGTTGTTGTAAACATAGCGGCTGACAACCACCTTTGGAGCATCTGCCCCCTGTCCGTTCGATGCAGGTCCACTGAGTTGTGCGCCTTCTCCTGGCTCCTGCTGCAGATCTTCAATCTGAGCGTTCAGGTCGGTGATTTGCTGGTCGCGCTCGGCAATGGTATTCTGGGCGTTAGTCAGAGACTCCTTAGCACCGTTCAGTTCGGTCTTCATAGCCTCGATATTCTCAGCCTTAGCGTTGATGTCACCTTGCAGGTCGGCCTTCTCCTGCTCCAGTGCAGAAATTTGGTTGTCCTTCTCTTCCAGTTTGGAGTTGAAGTCAATTTCCTTGTCGTTAAGAGCAGTAGCGTGAGCAGCGTTCAAGTCCTCAATGGCCTTGGCGTGCTCAGCCTCCTTAGTTTCTGCCTGGGCAG